GGTGTCGCGCGGTAGCTCGCGCATCGGGCCGGCATAGCCATATGCTCGAGCAACACGAGCCGTCACGCCCCACATGGTTTCGCCGCCCGGATCTTTCGCGCTATTCGAATAGCCGCCCTCGTTGCCGATGAGCGCGTCAAAAGCGTCGTCGAAGCTGCTCATTTGCTGAACCCCTTCGTCTGGAGGAATGCGTATGCCAGTGCAGCAAGGCCAAGCGAAGCAACCCCGCCCAACGTCCACTTGCCGAGCGTCGCGAACTGCTTGTCGAGCCACTCTGTTAGTCCCTCTTTCAGCGCCTCTTTAACTTCCTCTTGCGACAGATCGCCTGATGACATGCAACCCCCAAAAAAATGCCGCCTCGACGGGTGGCTATAAGAAACCCGCCCGGCATTGCTGCGAGGCGGGTCGGTATTTCTACAGGTGAGACTTTGCGGGAGTCAGGCAGTCGCAAGAGGCGGCATTGCTGTCTCGAACGGGACATCACTGGAGACGGCCGACAGAACGGCATGCAGCGTGGCCGGATCGAAACGCCACGACTCCGGAATCCCAAGCGCCGCGCCGATCGATTCCGAGCAGTCCCAATGCCCCGCGCGATGCCCTCGGCGCCACACGAAACCGAACACAGCCGCGACGTCATAGGGTTCGCCGAGGTGATCGTTGAACCACTCGACCGCAGCTTTCTCGGTCGCGCTATCGGTCACGAACTCGACGACATCCCACCGCGCCGGATCGAGGTCGGTGACGACGAAGCGCACTCCCCCATCTTCGAACGACGACGACGCACACAAGTACGCGCCATCGATGGGCGCGACAACCAACTCGCAGTGCGAGTAACGGCTATTCGTCCACCACCTGATTAGCCGGTTGACGACTCCGGACAGGCCGGGGCGTGTTCCCGTATAAAAAGCAACTTTCATGGATCAGCTCCAGGTGATGGCCCGCACGCGGTCGATCGTCGTCGCTGCATCGATCTGTGCCGCAAGCTGCTGGTTCTTCGTCAGGCACGCGAGAATCGCCGCCTTGCCATCGGTGCCCACCTGCTGGATCTGCGCAACCGTGTGCGGCAAGTAGGCCCATACGGGATCAGAACCATCAGTAGGCTGCGTTGCGCACCAGAATGGCGTCGTCCAGTCGGAAGCGATGCCCGGCAGCAACGATGCGACGACAGACGCGTTCAGGTTCTGCTGATCTGTTGGCTTGGCCGGGTACGTGTGCGACGCGCCGAGCGCCGACGATGTGAACCCGGCGACGATGGCGGCTTGACACGCAGCCGATACGAGCGCCGTCTGCGATGCCTTCTCGGCGACAAGATCAGGAATCGGCTTCGAAAATGTCGAGCCATCCCACAGGTCGCCAATATCAGCGCCGGTCGCGTCTACAAGGTTGGGGAAAATGCCGAGGTGATCGACCTCGATGATGTTGGCGACCACCCCAGATTCAATTATTGCTGCACGCATGTCGTCTCCTTACCACCAATAGACGCGGACTTCTCCGCGACCGCCGTTTCCGCCCGCCCCACTAGTTCCACCAGAACCGTTCAATGCGCCGCCACCGCCGCCACCCGATCCGATCCCGCCGTCTCCGCCTCGGGCCGATGCGCTAGCACCACCGCCGCCGCCTTGCCTGCCTACGCCGTTTGCACCAGGCGCCGCTCCCATGCCGGCACCAGAAGGCTACCGCCTGCTGCACCAGATGTGGAGAGCACATTGCTGCTGTTGTACCCGGCACCGGAACCGCCACCGCAGCCCCCATAAAGCGATCCGCCGCCCTTCCCTGATACCGGCGTCGACGTGTTCATGGCGCCGCCTCCTGCGCCTCCATACGCTGAACTTCCGCCATCGACCGCGCCACTGGATGCCGGATCATTTACGACTCCAGAAAAGGCACCCATAACCGCATTCGATGACTGGTACATGAATGGGCCGCCAGGGACATTTAGGGAGGCAGCGCCCATTACCCCCGCGCCCGCGCCGGAGTTGCTGCTGCTCGCGCCCCCACCTCCGTATCCGGTCACAAACGAACCGAACGAGCTATTACCGCCGTTTGCGCCGCTTCCGCCCGGTGAAGAGACAGTCGCCGTCCCCGCGCCCCCCACCCCCCCGGCACCTACCAAAACATTGACGAGTGTCCCGGCCGGAATGTCAGCCGGAGACAGAAACACAACTCCAAGCGACCCACCCCCGCCTCCAGCGCCTCCCCATGGGTAAGGCGTGCTGTTGTTGTTCTTGTACCCGCCAGATCCTCCGCCTCCGGCCCCTAGCGACTCAACTCGATAGCCATTTACTCCGGGCGGCGCCAAAAATTGACCAGACGTTGTAAAAACCTGAAATTTGGCGTTGGCAGGAGCACCCTCAGGGAAGCCGTGCATACCGTTATTCATTAGAAGTCCCCGCCGAGAGCAACCACGTTCACCCCACTGGCAGTCTGTGTGTCGTTAATAGTTGCGCGCAGACTCCATCCGGATGGAAGCGCTAGCGGTAGCCGCGACGGCTGCGCCACGCTCGATAGATCAGATGAAAACACTGGAACAGACGAAGATGGTGTTACTGCCGAAACCGCGACCTCCTGCCATAGACGGTAGTTCGTGCCGTCATGCAGGAACAGTCGGATCATGGATGCTACCGTTGCACCGATGCCAACAAGATTGATTCGATCAATTCGCGAGCCGTTTGCGCCCGCCGTAAAAACCGTCACGACGGTCGTGGGCGAAGTGCGAGATGTGTCAGCCGTCGCAACGACGCCAGCGCCAATCTTAGGGGTGGATGCATATTGGGGTTGTGTTGACATTAGATAATTCCATGTGACATGAGAAGAGAATCGATACCCGGAATGACTGACCACGCCGCAGTAGCCCCATCCGTTGCCAGAACCTTTCCAGCGTTGCCAGAGGTAGGGGGGATACCCGACGAGGCCGCAGCAGCCTGCGCGCTGGATGCAGCCTGCGATGCGTAATAGGAAGCGGAATACCCCGTCCCGTCGACCGTGCCGTTGCCTTAGTAGCCCAATCCTTTGCGGTGTCCCGGAAATCGCTTGCATTGCCTGCGCTAGCGCTTGCACTGCTTGCGCTGGACGCAGCCGCAGAAGCAGAGACACCCGCGTTCGTTTCGGACGTTGCAGCGTTCGTGGCGCTAGTCGCCGCCGCATTCGCCTTTCCGAGAACGAAATTTGCAATGGCGATGATCTGCGTGAACATCGGCAGCAATCGCACACGAAACCCGCCATTGGCGAGGCCTGTCGTCGCGTTGCTGTCGTCAGTGACGGTCGAGCCATCACCGCCGACAGTGGTCGAAAAAGTTACAGTGTTCGTCATCAGGACGTTTCCTCAATTTCGAATGCGTTGCTGTTGTTATTCAGAAAGACGGCTGTGATCGGGTTGAGCGCGCGCATGCGGCCAACGAACGATTGGCGAATCAGATTGAGAGAGTCGGACGGGTCCCACGCGACCAGCAGCTCGCCATCCATCCCAAGCTTGCGTTGCATCTCAAAGACCGTGGCCTTCGCCTCTGCATCGCTCAGAAAATTCAGTGAAAGCTTATGGACGCGCCGCGGGTTCTTCCGGTCAAAGTACGGCACGCTGCCGAGCGAACGCGCGACCTTGGTGTCCGTCTCCCAGTTCATCGACGCGCCGTATGACATGTTGTTCGCCGGCTGCCAGCTAGGCGACAGGAACAGGCGACCGAACTGCAGATAGCCAGCCGGATTGGCCGTATCGTTGACCAGCACTTTCACATAGCGAGCCAGCGTGATCGTTGGCAGCACGTCCAGCAGGATGCCGGGATAGCCGGCACGGTCATCCTCCGAGATCGTCCCTTCCCACCAGTTATCGTCTTCCCATTCGAGTGTTCCGAACGGGTAAATGACAGGCCATGCAACCTGCCAGCCGGAGTCGTACTTGTTCGATGCGAAGGTCGGATCGTCGCCTATCAGCACGCGCCATTGCCCTTGCGTGCTCAGGTTGTGACTGACGAGCGCGATCAGTTGCAGCTTGCGATCCTTGCCGAGATCGACGTTGAATTGCGTGTTCGGCGTCGTGCAATCGGTCGTGCGAGCGACGCGCGCGAGGCGCCGGTCCTGCAAGTTGGTAAGCGGTGCCTGCCAACTGCCGCCCGAGAGCGTCGAGCCGTCCGTCAGGTTTGGAAATGCAAGCAGGACGTTTGCCACGTCACCCCCATAAAGTCAGCGTTGCAAGATGCGTGTCCGCGCCCGCATCCATGCCGACGACCACCATCAGTTTCGACGGCAGGCCATAGCGCGGATACGTGAACGCGACCACGCTGCCGAGGTCGAGCGTGCCGAGTTGCGATAGATCGATGTCGACGGTCATCAGCAGGCGGCGCCCGAGCAGCGCGAGCCGCCGTGACGCTTCGGCCTGTGCGTCTGCCGAGTTGACGAGGCCGGTGTCGTAGACCTGCGTGGTTGCAGACGGCCACGCCGTTTGCAGCGCTGCATTCTTTGCGATCTGCGTGCGGAACGTCTGCGAGATCCACGTGCGCCGGTCAACGGTCACGCTGCCGGCCGGCTGGTTCTGCGTCGTGTAGTTCTTCGCGTAGTCGATCGTGACCTGATAGACGGGAATGCCCGCCTCTTTCACATTGACCTGCTCCAGCACCACGTCGTCAAAGGTGACGGCAGGCGACCCGCTCGGAGCCGTGAGACGTCCCATGCGCAGGATGCCGAACCGGTCGAACGAGTAGTAGCGCCGATGCTGCCAGCGATGAAATCCATCAGCGCCTGTCCTGTCGTCTGCCCATCTGCCACACGCCGCACGGTGCCGAATTCAGCGCATTGAGCGACGCCACATCTGCCGCGCTGATGTCAGCCGACGTAAAGCCGCTGTCCAGCGCGATCTGCTGCATGATGCTGGCCGCCGCCGTAACACCGGTCGTCGCATCGCACGTCACCTGTGACGCCGGACTAGCGCCGAGGCGGAAATAGCCCTGAAAGCGCCGGTAATGGCCAGACGCAGGCTGCGTCGATTGCAGAGTCGCTAAGTCGGGATAGTCAGCATCCTGCGTCAGCGCGACGCCGTTGTCATAGACCGCCGCGATCGCGCAGTTCGCCTGATCCGACGCCTGATAGATCAGGTTCGACGTGTTGACGCACTTCGGCGAGATGTTCAGCACCTGGCCGTAGACGCGCGGTTTGTACTGGCCCGCGAGGTCGTTGGCCGTGCCGTCGACACCGTTCGGCAACACGTTCGTGCCGCCATACGTCGGCCGCTGTTGCGTAAGCGCGAGGGTCTTCAGCCGGTCATTGACGACCAGACTGAGCGTCGTCGTGTTGCTGACCTTCGCGTCGCTCAGCGTTCCCGATGCCGTCACCGTCCATGCGCTGAACGGCGTGCCGAGCGTGCCAACGCGCATCGTGAACGGCCGCCCGTCGAATGCATAGTCGGTCAGCAGGTAGTCGATTCCGCCGTCGCTGTTCTCAAGCACGATCTCGCCAGGCGTCGACTGCGATGCGCCGAAGCTGGCTTGCGCTGTGTTGAAAAGGGACCGCGCAAAGTGCGGCGGAGCACTTAAGCGCGGTTCGTAGTAGGCATTTGACGGCGTGTCAGACGGCAAAGTCATAAACCCATCGTCGCTAAAACGAAGGGTTTGCAACGTTCCGTCCGACAGCCGGTAGCCAGTCACATCAATGGCTATGGTCACTTGATCTTGCTCGTGTGGTTAGCGGTGCGCGATGCAGCATCTGCGGTGTTTTGCATATGCCGTGTCTGCTTGCTCATGTCCGCGCGGTTCTCGGCGTGCTGCTGATCGGCTTGCTGCATCTGCGCGACGCCGACCGTCTGAACCGTGCCCTTCAATTGCGACACCTCAGCACGCAGCGCCTTGATCTCATTGAGCAGTGCCGCCTGATCGTTACCGCCGAAGCGCGACCAGTCGATGTTCAGCATCTGCGACAACTTCTGGTTGTTCGCCGACGTGACCACCGCCTCGCCCTTGTGGAGCTCGGCGCGGTAACCATCGAACGGCACGCTGTCCAGGCCGCCCGCATGCGATCCGTTGACCGAATACCAGCCATACGTGCCGTCTGCGCCCTGCGTCATGCCCATTGCAGCCTTCTGCGCATCCGAGACACCGGCCGAGATTGACGCCTGCCAGTCGCTCACCGAATAGCCGCCCATGGGCCCATACGGGTTCTGGGCGCTGTACGGGATCAGGCCATTAACGGCGGTTGCCTGCACTTGCGCCGCGTTCAGATTGCCGCCGGCGGCACCACCATACGTATTTGGTGCCGCCGCGCCCGGTGCGGCCGACGTTGTACCGCCTGCCGCGAAGTAGGCCTTCAGCGCATCCGAAAGCGACATCGCCGTCGAGTTCAGGTTGAGAATCCCCTGCACCATCTGGTTCGTCGCGCTCAACTGCTGCTGTGCTGCACTCAACTGCTGCTGCGCGGTAGCGATGTTCTCGTCGAGCGACTTCTGCACCGCGTTGTAGTCGTCGACATACGCTTGACTGCTTGCGTTGTATGCCTGCGACGCGGTGAGGAAGTCTTGCGCCACCTGCGGCAGGTTGCCCTGCGCCGTCGCGTCGCCGGCCGCGGCCTTCGCCGAAGTCGTATCAAAAAGTTGCTTTTCGGCGAGATACTTGCCTGCGGAGAAAGCGTTGACAATGACCCAAGGGAAAGCGACTGCTTCAGGTTCGTCAGCGATGTGACGAAGTTGGAGATCGACGTGATGTTTGCGTTGATCGCCTGGACCTGACTGCTGTATGCCGTCTGGACATTGCTCAGTGCCGTTTGCAGGGTCTGGGCTGCCGCCTGTGCCGCCTGATCGGCCGCCTGCTGCGCCGCCTGTGCCGCCTGATCTGCTGCCGACATGACCTGACCGAATGCCGGCGCTAGAGCGAGCAGCGAATCCTGCAACTGCTTGGCCGCCGCCGATGACGGGTCGATGTTCTCGACAAGCGCCTGAAAATCCGCGTTTGTCTTCGGCATTGCCACACCAAGCGCGTCGAACTGATCCTTTAACTGCTTGGTATTCATCGCCAATTGCTGTGCTGGCGTATAGACCGCGCTGAAATACTGGTTCCACAGCGACTGCTCTGCATCCGCAGCCTTCTGCATCGCCTGTGACAACTGATCGAACGACGGAGCCAGTGCCATCAGCACAGCGAATGCGTTCTGCCCTGCCGCTGTCGTCAGATCGAGCGACCCAACCAGCGCGCGGAATGCATCCTTCGACTGCGGCATGGCGAGACCAAGTGACGAGAACGACGCCGCCATCTGGTCTTTCGCACTCTTTAGCTGCTCTGAACTGCTGTAATAAGCCGAGAAGTAGGCCGACACCTCCGATTTGAAATTGTCAATGCCGCCAGCCGCAGCGATCAGATTTAGCCGCGCATCGGCTCCGGCCATTCCAACCGCGCCGAATGCCTGCGTCATGGTTTTTCCAAGCATGTCCGCGAGCGTATTGGTAGCCGTGAACACGCCAGTCAGCCTGATGGCCGTCTGCGTCAGCGTCTCGCCCGTCTGTTGATACTTGTCCAGAGGAACAAGCTGATCGACCAGGTTGTTTGACAGGTCAGTCAGTGACTTCGTGATGTTTTCTTGGTTCCGCCAGTCGTTGCGGATGCTGTAATTGAATGCGGACAACTTGCCTTGCAGGCCATCGATGCCGCCGATAGCGTTGCCAAGCTGATTGACCACCGCCACCGTGCCAACGACAGTCCCGTTAATCAGGTCGATCTGTTCCTGCGTTGCTGGCGAATGTTGGGTCCCGTGCGCATCACTGCGAAACAGGCCACCCTTAGCCGTCCAGTCGGCGAAATCTTGCCCCTGGAAGCCGTTCGCTACTGTGACCGTACCCTCGACGCCGGCCGTGTCTACTGTCGGGTCTTTGCGGCCAAACAGCCGCGAGATTGTCGACGCACCAGTCAGAATATTCGCGATGCCTGACGGAATGCCGACTGCCTTGGCTAAATCATACGAAGCGAGCGACGCCGAGCCGATACCCTTGCCGATACCGCTGATCGAGCCGTTGTCGGGATTCCATCCCTGCCCCATCATCTTCGCGTCGAGAGCCATGCCAGCCAGAATCCAGCCGACGACAGGAACCCAGCCCATAGACGATGCCGCGCCGGTCAATCCGGCCCCGGCCGCACCACTCGTTGCCGCAGCCGATCCACCTGCCGCTGCTGACGCCGCACCGACGCCGGCGGTCGTGCTTCCGTACAGTCCACCGAGCGCCGCGCTGCTGCTAAGGGCGCCAGACTCTGCCGCTGCTGCTGCTGCGCCACCCGTGGTCGACAGCGCACCGAACGCGCCAGCCGTACTCGCACCGAACGCGCCCGCAGCGCCGCCGATAGCCGAGCCAGCCGATCCATACCCAACGCCCATAAGGCCTTGCAGATAGCCATAGCCCTTCGTGAGTGCGCTGTATCCGGTCGACAGGTTATTCATGCCGCCCATAGCGCTCGACGCCATGCCGTTGTTTTGCAGGATCTGGTTTTCGATGCCACTGCCGCCAACTAGGCCCGCAATATTCGCAACGACGTTAATCACCCACTTCTGCGCGAACGCCTTATAAAGCTCGTTCACAACCGTCGTTTCAAAGGTGTTTACCAGCGACTTAGTGAAGCTGTCCCATCCGTTCTTGCCGTTCGTCAGCATCTGCAGGAAACCGTTATGGAAGTCCGTGCCGATGCCGTCAATCGTGCTCTGCCACGACTTAACAACGTCGTCCTGCTGCTTCTTCAACTGCTGGTCGTCGTCGAGCTTGGTCTGATCGCTGGCGACACCGTGCAGCGCCGCGGCAAGCTGCTTCTCCTTCTCAATGCGCGCGTCGATGACCTTTGTATCGGCCATATCGTCATTCCGCAGCCGCTCGGCTCGATCCGCCTCCATCGTGGCGACTGCCTCATCAGCGCGCGCAGCCTTCAGGTTGTCGATTGCGGCCTTCGTCATGCCAAACGTGGCGATCTGGTCCTGAAGCGTCTGATCCTGCTGCTCTGCTGCGGTCGTCTGCTTATCGATCGAGTCGAGGAACGACTGGTTGACCTTGTCAAGCGCAGCCTGCTCCTTCCCCGCCGAGTCGGCGATACCGAGCATGCCGCTCTCGATAGCCGCAGCCGACTTGGCGTGCAGATCGTCTATCTGCTTCTGCAGTGTTGCGTGCTGCTGTGCACTGAGCTTGTGGTTGGTGAGCCCCTTGGCAAGGATGGCCGCCTCGTCGTCGAACGCTTTGGCGCGCTCTGACGCGGTCTTCACGATGTTGTCGCGCGTCTGGGTGTAATAAGCGTTCTCGCCGATTCCGCCTGACTTGTACAGCGCGTCGAGCTGAGTCTGCGAACTCTTGACGTATGCCAACTCCTGATCAAGCTGATCCTTGACCGCCTGAACCTCGCCCTGCAGTTGCGTGACATCGACGGCGCCGACACTGTGCGTGCCGGTCTTCTTGTCCTTGTATTTGTCGATGATCTTCTGCTCATCGGCGATCTGCTGTTCCGGGCTCAGGTTGAGCGGTGTGGCAATTGTGTCGATGTACGTCTGGATCTCTTTCGCGCGCTTCTCGGCGGGCGTCGCGAATTGCGTATTCCAGGTGTCGTAGGCACGCTTGCCATTGATAACGTCCTGCTCATGCTGCTTCTGGTCGGCATCGTCTTGCGCTTTCTTCTTGGCAGCCTGGAACGCCGCGATAGCCTTCTGCAGCTCCGCTTCGTCGTCAGAGGTCCACGTACCATTCGGGAGCCATGCAGCCTTCCGAGACTGCAATTGGGCGACCACCTGACCGGGCGTCGCTGTGGCACCGAACATGCCAACAGCCTCGATCGCGCCGTTGATCATGCTCTTGATGTCCCGCCAGCCGGACAGGATGACGCCTTGGTTCTTCGCAATATCGTGCGTGCGGTCGTCCATGGCCTTTGAGAACGTCTCGACAGCCAGCTGCGCGGCACCAGTAGCATCGCCCTGCTTCTCAAGCGCGACGATCTGATCGTACGTCGCCGCAGTGAGATAGTGATACGTATCGTTCAGCTTGACGGACGCCTTAACCGGCTCGTCCGCGAGCTTCGTGAACTCGTCCACCATCTGCTTGACCGACATGCTGGTATAGGTGGCTACGTCGGCGGTGGTCCGCCCGAGACCTGAGATCTCTTCGCCGGTCAGCTTGCCCGTCGCAGCAAGTTGCGTCACAGCATCAGCCGCGGTATTGAACGTGGCTCCGCCCGCCGTGGCCGCCTGAGCCATCGAGCGGAGCCCGTCCACCGTGGTGCCCGCATAGTCGCCGGTTAGCACCAGGGCATCGTTCATCGCATTATTCTGATGCGCAACGATCAACATCGCGGCGCCCATTGCCACAATCGGCGCAGCAATGGCCGCGATGGCCAGACCGGCGCCGGACGTCACAGCCCCCAGCAGGTCCATGCGCTCGGCAAGCACTACAGCGCTTTGATCAAACCGCCCAAAATTGCCGTTCACGAGGTCGTTGACGAGGCGCAGGACTTCCGTGCGCGCGCCGGCGGTTTTCAAGCCGAATCCCTCTATCGCCGCGCCGCTCTTTGCAGCGCTGCTTGCGACGTCTGCTAGCGCACTCCGATTGGCGCCAATGTCCGCGAGCGCCTTTTTATAGTCTGCCGAGGAAACTGCTCCAGACTTGAATGCGCGCTCGAGCTGCGCTTCCTGATCTGCAAGACGACGCAGCTCGACGACCGCCTGATCTGCCTTGATGCCGGCGAGCGACTGCTGATACTGCGCAGTCGTCACCTGGCCCGACTTGTAGGCATCATCAAGCAGCGCCTGATCAGCCGCGAGCTTGCGCGTCGCGGCGCCAAGCGGATCATATTTCGACATCAGCGCATTGAGCGCCTGGACGCGCTTGTCCTCATCCTTGCCGAGCGCGGCGAGCGCGGCGTCGTATTCCTGCATCGAGAGCTTGCCGGTCGCCATCGCGCGATCGAGCCGGGAATACTGGTCGCCCAGCGTCGCGAAGGTCGCATTGCCCTGCGCCATGGTCGTGCGCAGCGCCTGCATTTCGTCGTTCATCAGCACCGTTGCACGCTGGGCGTCGATCATCGCCTGTGTCTGCGCGGCAACATTCGCACGCACCTGATCGGCGGACGCGCCGACTGCGCCGATACCGGCGGCGGCGTTCTGGCTGGCCGATGCGGTCTGCTCCATCGCCTGCTGCGCAGCGAGCGATTGCGCGATCATGTCCTTGATTCGCGCGGCCGCCTGCGCCTCGGATTCCGCGAGAGCGGCCGCGCCCGCTCCCGCGCGCGCCATTGACGCGTTGAGGTCGTCATTGGCCGCCGACATGTCGCCGACGCTTTTTTTGTACGAGCCCATGGCCCGCGTGACGGCACGCTCGATGTCATTGCCCATCTTCAGCGCCGCCTGGCTGCTGCGATCGGCGCCGAGCTCGAACTCGGCATAGTCGAGCGAAACCTTGGCGATCAGGGAACCGAGAGAGGGCATAGGCGTGGGATGTAAAAATGCCCGCGCATGGCGGGCGTTGAACAACTACTGGGCGGGCTGCTGCGCTTCTTCGCGCGCACGAATGACGTCGAGCGCTTCGCTCTCCATCAGGCGAAGAAAAGGGAACAGCTTGACGCGTTTTTTTGAGCTGAAGCCCATCAGGCGCAGCGACGACTCAACCCGCATGTAATCGAGGCCAAGCGTCTGGGGTGGCCCCATGGGGCTCGCCAGATACCGCCACTGCCCCGACAGCGCGACGAAGGTCTCGAAGACTTCCCAGTTGTCGCGCCACACATAGCAATGCTCCATCGACGACTGTGCACGCGCCGCATTGATCGCCTCAGGCGGCGCACCAGCCGCTTCGAGGGCCGCGACCACCGATTCGTCGGCAGCGAAATCATCGGGCTTATCTCCAGCCCAATGACGCGCTACCTCAATCAGTTTTTTTCGCGAGCTACCACGATGCTTTCCCAGAAACCCTTCACCAGCGCAAATGACGCTGCCGGGATCTGGAGCAGCGCATCGAAGTTCTCTTCGCTGAACGGGATCGCGGCACCATCGTCGTCGGTTACACCCGACCAGCCGGTCACGACTTCCTGTAGCACCTCCTTGCCCGTCTTGCCGCGCAGGTCTTCGAGCCTGTCGTTCGAGCAGCGCTTGAAAGTAACTTTGAAGTCGTGCTTTTCGACCTTGCCGCTCTCTCCGACGAGCTGGACTTCGATCTTCTGCTGATAGGTTTCCGATTGAGCGAGTTTGAATGCCATGGTCTTCCCTGAAAAAAGGATGACCCGCGTGACGCGGGCCGAAAGCTGCAGCTAACTATGGTGCGCACCGCACCGAAGGCTTTACTTCACCGTGATGGTGATTTCGTCATTGCCGGTCACCGGGACGAACGTCAGATTCAGGCCGAGCATGGCCGTGCCGTTCTGGTCGCTGTATGCCGGGTTCGTCGCCTGCACCGCAGGACCATCGATCTGGACGATGTTGCCGGCGGTCTTGCCATGCGTGATTGTGAGAGGACCGGTAATCGCGTCGCGCACCGCGGCCCACCAGTCTTTTGTCGCGACCGAGTCAAGCTGGATCGTCGCGCTGCCGGCCGGCTTGCGGTCAGTGATGTCGACCGATTCCTGTTTGACCAGATTCCGGTAATTGACCGAGTTGGCGACGTCGATCGACAGCGCCTGCAGGGGCGAGCTCACACCTTGGAACGACCAGTTGGGGGTGTTGACCTTGTTCACGACCAGCGGCTTCTGGAAGTGGCTGTAGTCCACGCCCGTCGGCATCGCCTGATCGACGACATCGCTGTACAGACCCGTGAACTTGAACTTCATCACCGGGATGCTCTTGGCCGTCATGTCGATTGCGACCGTGCCGCGGCCCGACGTCAACTTATGGAACAGGCCGTCGAGGTAGTAGTACAGCGTGACGGTTGGCAGGTTGTCGGAGATCGGCTCGTACTTGACGTTGTCGCCTGCCGTGATCGTCTCCGAAAATCCGCACGCCTGAATCAGTGCACCCCACGCGGGCGCCGTTCCCGCTGCACCCGCGCCGGCGAGCTCGATCTCGAAGTCGAGCTGGCCGTGGATGGCCGCCGGCAACTGCTCGCTGTTGCCCAAATACGGCCGCATCACATCGCGGCTCGCGAGCTCTACGGTCGGCGTGTAGGTCACGCTGCGAGCGAGAATTGAATTGAGCGCAGCGGTCGGCACAGCGTCGGTGCCGACGACGGTCTCTATTACGGCCAGAATCAGGGTCTTGCGTGTCAGTTTAGACATACGGTTCCTCTAAAAAAATAAGCCCGCGCGGCGGGCCTGGTGGGTTACGAGCGGGTCGTTCGCATCTGAATCATCACCAGGTAGGCATACACCGCCGCATTGCCCTGGTATTCGCTGTCGCCTTCGGATTCGACCAGCAGGAAGTCATCCATCTGCTCGAAAGCCTCAACGATCTGGTCGCGCAGCCCACCGTTTTCGTCGGTGTCGCGACCGAGAATGGCGACCGTCACGGTGTGCAGGTCGTAGCCACCGCCGAGCACCCATCCCGTCTCCTCGGCCGAATGCACCGTGTAGACAAGCGCCGGCCACGTCGGATTGGGCGGCAGTTCGACGTTATGGGTGTTCGGCAGGATCGCCGCGAGCGCGGCATACACCTCGGCCTTCAAGTTCATGCTGCCCCTTTCTCAATGAATTGCGCGACACGGTTCGCCATCGCAGCGAGCGCGTCGTCGCTCTTATGCTCGAACGCCGGGCCGATGAACGGCATCGGCTGAATGCCGGGATTGGTGACCTTCATCGCGAAGACCGGCTTTCCATCGGCTTCGAACGCCAGCTTTCGGCCGCGACCGCCGGCCTCGGCGTGCGGCTTCGTGCCGAATTCGAGATACCACCAGTAAAACGGATCGTCGACGTAAGTCTTTTTGATGCTGCCGTCGGCCCGCACTGAATAGACGACCTTCGCCTTGCTGCCGAGCTCACGGCCATGCCGCACGCCTAGGTTGTATTGCGCCACTCCAGGCGGCGGATTGGCTTCGCGCTTGACGGCGATGTTGTTCAACAACGCGCCGGTCTGCTCCAGCCCCTTCGCGAGCGCAATTGCTTTCGCCTCGCGCTTGATCACGTTGGCGCCGATCAACGCGGCCGAAAACGCGACCTTCTTTTGCATGTCGTCTTTGAGCGTGGCAATGGCAGAGTTGAAACCCTGCAGCCCTGAAATAACGTTGCTGGCCGCCATCACAGACCCTCCGTCGCACCGGTGTCGCAGGTGAGAATCAACGTCTTGTGCCGGTCGAGCACGTCATTGATGAAACGGATGTTGAACGCCTTGCCGCCGTACAGGATGCGCATGGTCTCGGTGACGCCAGCCAGATAGCGCATCGTGAACGTCGTGCGCGCATCCGCCGTCTCGCCACCCTGATGAAGCGTCGCGTTGCGCTCCATGCCGGAAAGATAGTTAATGGCGGCCCACGGCGTGGCGAACTGTATCCAGCCCGAAATCGTGCCGCCGCTATCGTTCTTGCTGTCCTGCCGGCGCTCGATCGTGATGCGCCGGTTCAGTTTTCCTGTGCGCATACCGCTCCTTACGCCGACCAGATCCGGTAGCTGTCGAGCAAACTGTCGAGATAGGACAGGCTGACAGTGGCGGCACGGTTATCGGCGATCTCCGTTTCCCGGTTTTCATAGAATGTCCCTACTGTCGCCAGAATCCATTGCTGGATCGGCTCCGGGACGGCGCTGCCGTCGTCGCCGAAGCCCGCGGTATAGGACACGATCACATCGCCCTTCGGCAAGCCGGAAAGCATGGCGTTGTCGCCGAGCTCCGCTGAGTAGGCGGACCCGTCGACGGCGACGCCATTGACGGTCACCGACTGGACCGATTGCACTGGCCACCGCGTGAGTTCGACCTCGCCGGCGGCACAGCGGAACCGTTCCTCAAGTTGCTGCGTGATCAGAGCACGGCCGGTGATGTTCTCCGCGCGCATCGTTGCAGCCTTCAGTTGCAACGTGATCAGGTTGTCTTCGTCGGTGCCGTCGACGCGCAGGTGCTCCTTCGCGGTATCAAGCGAGACCGGCGTGACTGCCGGCGGCGTAATAACACGGACCATTGCACGCTCCCCAAGTGACTTTGGGCGGCCGCAGCCGCCCATGAAACGCCGTTACGCTGCGGCTTGCTGCAGCGACTTCCAGGCACCACCAACGTCGATGCTGCCGGCGTCGCCACGGTAAAACGCGAGGAACCCAACCTGCCCCTTCATCGTGAAGTTGGAATCGGTCATGCGGAACAGCATCACCTGCATGACGTCACGGATCAGGTAGTTGGTGAAGTCACCGAACATGATAGTTTTCGCATTGGCTGCTGCGACCGGCATGTACTGGTTGATCGTGTACTGATAGCCGAGAATCGTATCCGGCTCCTTCACAGCAACACCCGGCAGCCACAGCGGGCGACCGTATCCGTCCTTCAGCTTCTTCAGGCCTTTCAGCGTTTGGTCATGGAACTGCCAGCGCACCTTCGGCGAACTGCGGTATGCCGGGTCGACCGAGTGTTCCAGCTCAACCAGGTCGGTGTACTGGACATCAGTGGCATCCGCTGCCGTAGCACCGACGGGAGCCGCGACCAACGCGCCCTGCGGCTCGTTCGTACCCGTGCCGAGGATGTACTTGCGTTCCGTGATCCGGGCGATACGCGTGGCGAGCGCGGTATGGATGTAGCCTCCAGATCGATGCGGCTGTCCTGCAGCAATTCGATCGGCACAGCGACCGACTTCGAACTGAATTTGTACGCGTTGATTTCCTTCATGCCGAACGCGAAATCCTGCGCACCAACCAGCGTGTTCTGGCCGACGATTTCGCCTTCCTGCGCCGTCGCGTCGATGGTCGGCCACTGGATCTGCTGGCCAGTTCCCGTACCAATCACGGTCGCGATGGGGCGCATGCCACCAAAGGCCTTCAGCGCCTCGATCAGTTGTGTCGCGAAGTCCGTCGGCACGAGATACCCACCCGACGCCACGTCGGTGCTCATGTCGTTGCGTACGCTTGCTGCGCGCTGTGCTACGTACTGGCGCTGCTGCTCGTTCAACGCACCCTGGCCCTCCCGCAGCCAGGTGTTGAAGATCGATTTTTCCATCGTGACGTTGGCATGCGCTTCGTCCGTCGACAGACCGCTGTGATCGGCGCGGTTCTGCACGCGCCCGAATTCGAGCGATGCCTCGTCGAGCACGCGCTGGTTGCGCGCGATCTCAGCATCGGTGCTTTCGATGTCGCGGGCGAGCTCGTCGTACCTGGTCTGCTGCTCGGCACCCCAGGCCGAGCCGGTGTGGTTTTCAACGAGGTTGCGCAGCTCTTTGGACATCGAGACGCGGCGCTCCCGCAGTGCTTGAATAGATACAGGCATTGAATGCTCCGAAGTGAGGTGCCCGCTCGCGCGGGCATAAAAAAAGCCGCCTCAACAGGCGGCCAGACATGCGCGGGAGCGACTCCTACGCAATGCGTTCCAACATACGCACGCGGCGGGCGCGATCGGCCGCCGCATAATCAGGTTCATGCTCAGTGAGCGAGCGCGGAGCGTTCCGGTACGCGCCGAGGTCCCAGCGGTTGTCGGCAGACTTGGCCGCAACGATGTTGTCGACGAGGCCGGCATCCTTCGCCTCCTGCGCGGTGAACCACGTCTCGGCATCCATCCACGCCTTGACCTCGTCAAGCGTCTTGCCGGTCTTGGCGGCGTAGTCGTTCGCGATGCTGGCATCGATTTTCTGCAGCATCGCAATTGTGTCGCCGAGCTCGGCAGCATTGCCCACTGCGACCGTCCACGCGTTGTGGACCATCATGAATGCACCGTCAGCGATGTTCACCGTCTTCGCGGCCAGCGCCACGTAAGTCGCAGCGCTCGCGGCAAGACCGTCGATATGCGCGGTGACATTGCCGTGCTGCTGAATCGCAGTGGCCAGCGCGCGGCCGTCGAACGCATCGCCACCGGGCGAGTTGATCCGGAGGTTGACGGCGCCCTTGGCATCCTTCAGTTCCTTGATCACGTCCTGCACGGCGATGCCATACCAGCCGCCGATCGTGTCATAGAGATAGATGTCGGTGCCGTCCGCCGCGTTATTTACGCGGAACTCCGGCTTTTTCGCGTTGAACAGGGAAAAAATCTTGTGTTTCATTCGGGAATCCCCTCAGGATCGGATTTGTCTGGGTTCGGCGGCGGTTCGCCGCCACCGGGACCCTTGTCGCCATCGGTCGCGTTGGTATCGCCGGGCGCCGGGCTGCGGGAAATACACCTGTGCGCAGGCACCGCCAAGAGGCGGCAGGTTGAACCGCGCACGGATCTCGTCAATCGACATCCAGCCCGGCCCCTGCGAGCCGCCCATCGCCTGCCGGTAATACGCCGCCTCCGCCGCCGGATCGCCGCGGGTCAGGCGCGTCACGTCGAATTCGCCGTAGTACCGTGCGCTACGGAACGTCTTCCGGTTGATCTCCGCTTCATAGCGGTTCAGGTATGGCCGCACCGAATAGAGCACGAAGCCGCGACCCATTTCCGACACGCCGGATCCCCAGCTCGTCGTCTTTGACGTCTCACCGATCATGAACGGCGGAACGCCAAACGCGCGCGCGATATCGATAACCTGAAATGACCTTGATTCGAGCAGTTGCGCGTCGACTGCGGTCATCTTTAGCTGCGTGACATCGCCACCCTCGCCGAGAATGGCAGGCGTGCCGACGTTGTCGAGACCGCCATGCTTCTTCATCCAGTAATTGCGAAGGTCTTCGCGCTGTTCCTTCGAAAGTTGCTTTGGGAACTTCAACACGATGTCGGACATATTGCCCTTCGTGAATGCCTTGTCCGCCAGCTCCTCGGCATGCTGCGCGATCGGCACCGCACGGCTCGCTGCATACTTCAGCACCGACATCGAGCGACCGGTGCGCGGGTTAAAGCCCGGACCAGCGAAGTGAAGGATGTCGTCCTGGTCGAATGCGACCGGGATCATCTCGTCCCCGTACGTCATCGGAATCGAAACGACGTAGTAATAGCGCCCGTCTTTCAGCCAGACCCATACCGAACGAGGATCGAGCGGAATGATGTCGTCGATGATCGTCGGATTGCGCGTGTTACGTATCAGGAGGGCAAATGCGTCGCCATAGAAACACTGCGACGTGACGAAGTACTCCCACATCATGGGCGCCGACATCATCGCGCATGGCTCTTCGTTGAACTTCCACCACAGCGGGTGATCGTCCGCCAGGGCGCGGGCCGTACCGTTGCGCCGGTAGATTTCCATGCGCATCGATGCAACAGCGCCTCCGAGCAGACGCACACACGCATACACGGCTGATGTGCGCATCGCGTGATCTGCGCTGACCGTCGCGATCCCGGTCCCCGTACCGAGCAGATCCGACAGCTCATCATAGTTGACCATCGTTACCGCGCCGGTGTCGTTGCGCACGTCGGGCGCGGGCGATACCGGCAGCGCCGGCTCGGCCCGCACGGGGGACGACGCATCGGCTCGCCACCTGAATGGATTGAACATTAGAGCTCCACGAATACTTCCGAATGCCCATCGCTCTCGCCAGGCAGGATCGCCCGACCGAGTGCCATGATGGCCGCGACGACGCCGTCGATCTTGTTTTCAGGCCGCTCTTTACGCGGATAGATGTTGTCTTTCTGGTCGCGATGACACACGACGTTGCTGATCATCCAGCCGAGGACCGGATCGCCGTTGTGCTCGATCTCCCCTTTCAGCACGAGCGCTTCGAGCTGCTTCATCGGCTCACTGAAATTCAGCACGGTCGGCCGCATCTCGACCATCGGCACGTTGTCCGCCAGCAGGTGACTTGAAAGCTGCGTCGCCTGGAACGGATCGAACGGCACCTCCGCGACATCGAACAGCGCGCAGTCCTCGCGCACACCGTCCTCGATCAGATCGAAGTCGGTGACTTCGCCGTCCGTCACGGTCAGGATGCCGCGCCGTCTCCACCCGTCGTACTGGCTGTTGTGCGCATTCTCAACGGCACGCTCGGGCAGATAATAGGTGCCGAAAATCGCCCACTTTTGCCGGTCACCCGATGGCGGAAAGAGCCGGATTTTGGCGGCAATGTCGACCTTGCTTGCGAGGTCGAGCGCGATGTAGCAGCGCTGCCCATAAAACTCCTCGACGCGCAGATCGGGATTCGCGCACGCGTCCCACGCTCGCATGTCCATCCACGCGCTGTCGGCATTGACCCAGACGTTCAGGCGCTTGGTCAGGAAATTGCCGACCGCGCTCGGCATCGACAACGCCTTCCGGCATGCGGACTCCATATCGTCCGCCAGCACAGAGACGCCGTAGTTCGGGTTCGCCTTCGGCCAGCAGGCAGGATCGGCCCAGTCGTCGCCGTCGTCGATTGTAAAGATGATTCCGAAGAACGACTCATCCTCGACGACCCGCTCAAGGATCTTCGTCACGTGCGTGCGCTGCTCGTAGCAGATCCCGGTGCGGTCCGTGCCAGCCGTCGTGATCATCCACAACAGCGACTGGTCGCGAGCGCCTGTGGCCGAGTCGATCACATCGAACACCGCACGCGTCTTGTGCGCGTGCAGCTCGTCAATGACGCCGCCGTGCACGTTCAGACCGTCAAGCGTGCTGCCTTCCGCAGAGAGCGGCGTGAACTTGCTCGCATCGTCCGGGACCAGCATCTGATGCTGCAGCACCTCGATGCCGAGCGCCCGGCACATTTCCGGTTCACGCAACGCCATCGCTTTCGCATCGTCGAAAACGATCTTCGCCTGATCGCGCGTGGTTGCCGCGCTATAGACCTCCGCGCCCGGCTCGCCATCCGCCGCGAACAGGTACAGCGCCACGCCGCAGCTCTTCGTCGACTTCGCGTTCTTGCGGGCGACTTCCTCATATGCGCGGCGATAGCGGCGAAGGCCGGTATCGACGTGGACCCATCCGAACACCGTCGACAGCACGAACATCTGCCACGGCTCCAGCACGATGCGCTGCCGTGTGCGCGCCCACTTGCCCTTGATGTGCGGCAGGAGCTCGACGAAATTGCAAATCCGACTCGCTGCCTCGGTGTCGAACCGGAAGGGGAACTCGGCAACGTTCGCCGCGGCACGAACGAGATCGTCGCGCTGCCGCTGGCACGCGAGCTTCACCCACTTGCACGCAACGATCCGGCCTGCCAGCACGTCGTCGATGTAACCGTTCGCGATCGCGACGTAGTCCGGGTCTTCGCGCGTTGAGCTCATTTCGCGAACCGTCCCCAGCCTGTGCCCGCCGGTTCAAGTCCGGGCAGCGCCAGCTGGTTCGTCGATGGTGTGACGCGCGAACGGCTCGCCGGCGACAGCCCGAAGCTCTGCAGGAACTTGTGCACCTGATCCTGCAACGAATTGATGAGGCTCACTTCGACCGCCTGCTGGCGATAGCCGGAAGGCGCGACATCCACGAAAGCCTCGCTCGACGTCTTGCCCTCGGCCGCGAGGAGCTCCTGTCGCTTCTGGAACGCTGTCTCCAGTTCGACCAGCCGGCCCCATGCCTGACAGTACAACGCAAGCGCTGCCCGATCGAGCCGGCTGATCAGCCCGAGCTGCTCCAGCTCGGCAGACACGCGTTTCCATTCCTTGCGCGCCTCCCTGTTCAGATGCCGGGGCGCGTCGGGAACGGCAACCTCCGGATTGACGCCGTCCGACAGGTTGATCGGACGCTTGCCGGGATTGCCGCGAATGAGTTTCAGCGCCGCAGGCGCTGGTTGCGGACCACGTTGACCCATATGTGCAAGGGAGCGCTTGGACACCCCCCCTCGATAACTTGCGCGCGAAAAAAATGACTAAACACGCGGTCCCATACGGCGACCGGCCACACTTTTGGCCACCCCCGCCAGCCGGGCGCGCAAGGCGCAGCGCCGGCTTCGGGGCGGCACTGCGGCCTTCGGGAGCGGCCACCAGCGGGCAGCTGTGCGGTCTGCATGGGGCGGGCGCAAAGTCACTTGCGAGGCCGTGCGGGCAGCGCTATTGGGAACGCACGCGGCTGCGTGCGCTCTCGCGAGCCGTCTTCGCCTTGTGGCACGGATCGCAGATCGACTGAAGATTCGATTCGACATCCGAGCCGCCTTCGCCCTTTGGCACGATGTGATCGACCTGCGTGGCGCGTGTGACGCGACGGGCGCGAAGGCAGGCTGGCACAAGCCACCGTCGCGCTTCAGCACGAGCTCACGCAGTTTGGTCCACGCCGAGCCATAGCCGCGCGCATGCCGGCTGCCGCGACGCCTGTCGCTTGCCCAGCCAGACTGCTCGCGGGCATGTTCGGCACAGAAGCCCGGTTCGGTCACGACCATTCGGCAACCGAAATGCCTGCAAGGTGTCGGCGCTTTACGTGGCATCGCCAGCAGGCAGATGCGATCGCGCTTGGCTACGTGAGCGCGGATACGTTGCGCCGTCGTGCTGTGAATGAACCACGCGCCGACTTCCGTTTCGATCGCATCGAGCCACTGATGCGCCGGATGCACGTCGGTCGAAGTCGCAGTCGACGGTTTGTCGGCAGGCGCGTTGCCTGCGTTGTCATCCACCACCGATGGCGCTGGTGCGCCACCAGAATCGCCGTCGACGATGGAAGACCGCGACGCGAGAGCGCGCAACAGAAGAGTATGAATCGCATGCATAGACGCCCCTGAAACGACAAAGCCCCAAGCGCTCGTGCCCTCAGGGCTTCAATGAATTTAAATCCACGCGGACAACGTCCGCGATGGCCTTAGGCTGCAGCGACCGGATACAGCGCGGTCAGTGCGGCGTTCGTGCCGGACTGAATAGTCTCGACCGTCAGCGCGGCGTCTACTGCCTTTAGGGCAAGCGCGATCTGCACGGCGGTGTTGATGTTGTTTCCCGGTGCGACGACCGGGCCTGCGGTTTGCACGGCATCCATGTGAACCTCCTTGTCGATATTCCCGGACACCGTTTCGATGTCCACCTTCGTAGCATTCATGAACCTCGCGACGATCTTCTGAAAGACGGATATGAGGTTCATGAATGCGACGCCCAATGCAAAAAGCCCCGATGCTTTAGCACTCAGGGCTTTGGATCTTTCACGGTTCGGAAGGACGCGCGCCTCCCGAACGATTCCCGGCAGGCTTTTGTTGTTATTGATGGCGCAGCTCGCGCGATGTTGTACGTCCGCCGGGACTGGGTTGCGCCACGAGAGTGCGGGCGCTTCACTTATCCAGTGACTCAGTAAAGGATGGCGCGAAGTATATCCATGCCATTTCTTGGAATGCAAGCATTTCATCGTTTCACAAGTCGCCGTACGGTGTCATGCGCGTTCGCATCGATTGCGTCAAGCAAGCCGAGAACGATGTCGAACTGGGCATGCCAGTGAGCCGAGTATTGCCGCATCGACACACCGATTGCGAGCGCACGGGATGCGTGATCCGCTGATCGATTGCTGTTGCCCTGACAGTCGGGGCATATCTGGCGGCCGGCATGCTTCGATCTGTCAGCAACGACGACGTGACCTGCGCCATTGCAGGCAGTGCAACGCTCACGCTCCCGATAAACCATCGGCCCCTTCCCGTCTGAACGGGCCGCGAATGGAATGCAGTACTCGTCGATGCAAACGAAGCGCGCACCACCGCATGCGGTACATGCCGTGTGTGCGGTGGGCGGGAGCGCACTGCGGCCGATTACGCCGCGCCCGTCGCAGCGAGGGCATCGGTCGTCGATCCATTCCATGATCGCTCGATGTGCGAACCGTTCCATCAGGTCGACCGTCTCGCGGTCGAACTTGCGACCCGCATTCCGGTCGCGCCGCGTGGCAGCGCTTAACCCCGTGAACTTCCCCCGGTTGAATTTGCCGCCGTCGCGCATGCTGCTTGCAAGCAGGAGCGTTGCGCGATGCATTGCGGTGCGCCCCTCCGAATCGCGTAGCCGGAAGTCCTGCCCGTACTTCATTCGCCACAGCAACCGGCCAAGCTCGTTGGCGAAAGCGAGAGCGCCCAAAGTTACTTGGGGATCGAAGATGCGTGCGTCGGAAAACTGCCCCCGCACATTCATCGCCACCCCGGCTTGCTCTTTAAGGTCGATCATCGCATTCCCCTATTCCGTCCCATTGTCCCAATGTCCCAATGAAAAAAGGTCGTGAATGCGCACGGGCGCCTGCGACGTGCGCACCCTCGCCTGCATGTCGCGCACGTCGCACGCACCATGCGCACACATGCGAGGCGGTGCGCTTGGGACGTCGGGACATGGGACGCTTCGCGGCGCGCCAACGTACGGTTAGCAGCGCGCCAACATAGGCTGACGCGCGCGCCGAAGCCTGCGGCGTGCATGCGATACGGCACGACGGAAACGGCATCAAAGCGGCGCATCATCGTCGTTCTCCGCTTGCGCAAAGGTGGCAACAACAGCCGGCACCGGCACATCAACAGGATCCGGCGGTGTGTAATACCAGTCGCGATTGCCGGTCGACTCGCGCTTGCGGATCCAGCCAAGCGACTTCATCGCCTTGCCGATCCGCCGCTGCTCAGCGGGCGTCCACTTGGCAATCTCCAGCTTCAGACAGTCACCGAGAATGTCCTCCATCGTCACCTTCGAAAGCATGGCGATGTGCCGCGCGATCATCGTTTCGTAGATGTCGCCTTCATAGCGGGCCTCCTGCTCGGCGGAAAATAAAGGCTTCTCGGCGGGCAGCACCTGCCACGGAGTCGGTAGCAACCCATCAGCCTCCGCATTGGCGGCATCCCACTCGCAGTAGGTCTTGTATGCCTCCGCCCAGATCTGATCGCGATCAGCTGCCAGTCCTTTGAGATCGAGCGGCGCACCAGCTTTCACCGGCCAATAACGACGGTTGCCGGACTCATCCTTGAGATACGTGTCAAAGTTCACGGTCCCCGCAAATACGCTCTGGCGTGGCACGTCGATTGCGCGCTTCGCGTAGGGCGGACGGTACGTGTCGACTGCCGTCGTGAAGAAGCGCTTGGCGTTCGACGAGTCGCTCTTGCTCAGTGCGTCCAGCTCGGCGAGCTCGATCACCCACTTGCCTGCCATGACCGCAAAGGCATCCTTGTCGCCAATGACGATGTTCGCATCGGTGAACCACTGCTGACCGAATAGCGTCCGGAACGCAGCCGATTTACCAGCGTCCTGTACGCCTTCCAGAATCAGCACGTTGTCCATCTTGCAACCGGGCTTCATGACACGGCCCACAGCGCCCAGCAGCCATTTGAAGCCGGCCAGCTGAACGTACTCACTATCCGGCACAAGAAGATATCGCGTGAGCCAGCTGCGCAAGCGCGATACGCCATCCCACTGCAGCTTAGCGAGGTAATCGCGCACTTCGTGATAGCGGTTTCGATCGGCGACGAGGAAAACGGCATCCATCACCACATCGCTGCGGGGGCTGAACGAGTACGTCTGACCGAGCCACAGCACGCAGCGCGCGTCGTCACGGTCCGTCCACTCGCCGACTTCGCCACCCTCGAAAGGCGGCGGTTTCAGCTTCATGACGCGCAATGAAAACTGCTCGAATCCGAAGACGCCCTGCCACTTTTCATCGTTGGACAGGATCGTGAAGATGTTGTCGAGCGACGGCAGAATCGCCGATGACTTCTCCGCTCGACGCAAATGCTGGCGCCAGGTGAATGCACCATTCTCGGCATCGACATCCTCCTCGTGCGCGTCAGCCGACGTTGCGTGGCCGCTGGCCTGCGCACCGATAACAGCGCGAGCGCCATTCGCATTCGGTGTGGAGACAACGCCCGCGCTCTCCATGTCCTCGATGAGCGCTGCCGCACGGTTATAGCCGATGCGCAGGCCGCGTTGCACGCCCGAGATGGTCACACGTCTGCCCTGACGGACAAGCGCGACCGCATCGCCATAGAGCGGGTCAGCAGCACGGGGAACGGCATGAAGATGGGGGAACGGTGCAATCTCGTCGGCGGCCGGCGCGAGTGCGGCGAGAAGCCCGGCCTCGATCTGCGCCTTCACGACATGCAAGCCTTCCTCGCAATGCAGATCGTTGAAGTCGGTGAGCTTACGATCGCCTCGGCTAGCGAAGCGAGGGTAAACCACGCTGGCATTACCCACTTCAAGTGCGGCTTCCTCCGCACGCTTGCGGCCGGTGTTCTCAAAGCGCCACCTGCGCTCCGGCATGACGTCATTCCAGACCGCCAGCTCGATGAACTCGACGCCGCCGTTGACCTGCTTGCATTCGGCCTGAATGGTGAACGTCGTGTTTTTCGCTGTGATCTCGACCGGGTCCCCGCCGATCAGCAGCTCGCCGTCATAGCCATAGTCAGTCGCAAGATGCTCGCGAAAGCGCTGTTCGATCTTCCAGTCATCGTCCGCACAGATCAGGAGGTGCGCAGCCGGATACGCCTCGCGTATGGCCCTCGCTGCATGCAGAATGCCGCCTGCGTCAAAACAGACCGACAGCGGAATCTTGTCGTCCGTCGCCATGCGGATCGAGCGACCAGTCGCGTATCCCTCTGCGAGCATGGCGACCTTGTCATCGACACCTAGCTCCCCGAGGCGGAACTCAGCGCCTTTCTTTTCCATCCCCTTATTGAACCGCTTCGCTCCGTCGGGTGTCACTTTCTGCAGCCCAACCATGCGGGGCTCACCTGCGCCGTACTGATACATCGGCACCAGCAGCGTACCGTCCGCATCAAAGCGGACGCCTTCCGGCGTGATCTGCTTGCGTGTCAGGTAAGCGCAGTCGCCCTCGACGAACGCATGCTGCCATTGCTGGCGTGCGCGGTTTGCAGCCATCTTGGCCGCATGCAGGCGCTTGCGCTCTTCTTCCCGCTCAAGCTCAGCCTGGCGTGCGCGCGTCGCAGCGAGATCCTCGGGCGCCGCCGCTGCGCCTTGCCATTCAAACGGCTGCGCGCCATTGTCATCACCTATCCAGCGACCGAATGCGCCGATGTAGCCGAGCACCTGACCGCCGCGCACAACCTGATGGATGGAGTACCAGAATTTCTTTCCCGGACCATAGCGGTGCGGTTTGCCGTTATCCGATATGCGAGGGTGTCCCTCAGGAAGCTTGGGATGTCCCGCCGCTGCGAGCTGAGCTGCGATCTGATCAAGTGTTGCCATGAGTCAACCTGCGACCAGAACGGACTCACGGTTGAACAGGCGACGCCATTTTGCTCGGCCTGCTGCGAATCTGCCTGCGCCGGCGACAAATTTGGGCGCGTGCGGATGCCGCGCTCGAAGTGCAGAAGCGGTACTGGACAAAGTCACTTTGAATCCCCGGATTATTTGGAACGAAGACGAGACCATTCAGCCGACATCAACCGGTCGAAATCGCCCAGTTTTTCCGCGTTCAGATAGCCACCGATCTGGCTCCTGAATGCATTGCGTTCGGTCTTGGTTTGAAGGGCTGCGCAGTAGAGCGCTGCGCGCAATACGAAGGCGTCCGTCTGGCCGACGCGCACCGCGTGCTTGGCGATGAAGTCCGCGGACTGCGGGAATGTCTGAAGCAGTGTCGTGACGAACTGCGGCACGCTGGCCGACGCGTGCGCCGCGAGCCGTTCAAGCTCGTTGGTGCCGCACAGAAGCTGCCACCCGTAGTCGCACGAAAGACCGACCTGCTCGCGGTACGGATTGCAGCAAGACATTCCAGCGCGGAACCTCATGCTTGACGCCGCCCCAGCTTGCTGAGGCGACTAACATTGGCCAGCAGGCGATCGATCATGCGTTGCTGGGTGCGCGCGACAACAGAGATCGCATCCGCTTCCTGCGGGGTGATGATGCCGTCGGCAAGCGCTTCCCTCACTTCCTGCGCCACTGCGCCCGTCTGCCGTGCGATGTCCAGTGTGTCGAGCGCAATTCCATTGAGCGAGCCGCCAATAGACTCCGGTTCAACAGATGTTGCGCGCAGCCCGAATCGTTCGTTAAGCGCATGGAGGGCATCGAGGCGGTGCGGCTGGTGCTTCTCCTCCATCCACTCAATCAGCAACTCGAACATTTCCATCGACAGCCGGTTCTCGCCCTCACCGCGCAGGCGCAGTCGCAGCGATTCTGTCCCGATGCTTTTGCCGCGACGATTGGTCAGAAACGCTGCGGCATCAGCTACGCCGCCTGGGGTGTTCCGCACAGACGTGTAAAGCACGTCGAGCCATTCTGTACCGCTGTACCTGCATGTCATCTGAATCCCCGGTGTCTTTGCGAAGACGACTTTTCATTCTGTTTACCGCTGGCGGGCGCTCGTACTATGCGAGCCAGCCAACCTCACTGCTTACAGCCATGCTGCAAAAAAGAGAGTGTCCACAGTCGTGCGAAAATAAAGGGGCTCAATCCAATCGACCACACGAAAGGGACACTCATGACCTTCAAATACCGCCTCTCATTTGCTCCCGTTGGCGCAGAGGCGCACCATGTATAAAACCGTCACCCCGGGCGCGTGACCGCAGGAGCACGAACGAAGCCGGTTGCACGTTGTCGCGCCGCAGACAGATCGCAGGCGCCACAGGAACGCTTCCTTTAATCGTTACTTTTGGGACGAATCAAGACCGTTCCGACCGGCGGCTGCGCATCGTCAGACGCTTCGATCATTTGACGATGCGCAGCGCAAAGAACCCGACGGAATTGCTCCCAGTCGACGTTCGGGCGGAGAACCTCACATCGCACGCCGGTCAGCTCCTGAATTGCCGGGCATTCCTCTGTGGGCGCCCCCCGACTGATCCAGTTCGACACAGTGTTCGGGCGCTTGCCGAGTAGGTCGGCAAGTGCTTTCAGGCCGCCGGCAGCGCGTATGGCCGAGCGCATGGCTTCCGATTCTTGACTAGGCTTTTGTGTGCTCATGCTCACGAATATACACATCACGTGAGTTTTGCGCAACTTTTTGTGAGTTTCATCTGTGAGTCACAACTTGTGTATATTGCGATATCCTCCAACTATGGAAAGAAACGTTATCCCGTGGGACCGCATTGCTTCCCGTTTGGCGGCCTCAGGGAGGCGCCCGTCCTGGCTCGCCACTAGGCTAGGCACAGGTACAAACACCATCACAAACTGGAAAAACAGAGGGGGAGCGCCGCTCTCGCGCGCGCGCGATATAGCAGAAGCACTCGGCTGTTCAATCGACGAATTGATGGCCGATGAGGCACCACACCAAGATACAAATAGTTCAGCATCGGCTTACAATGCGCCCCATAAAGGGGATAACTTCACGGCCGGTCCAGACATCAAGCCGAGGTTCTACCCGGAAATTTCGTGGGTGCAGGCAGGTATGTGGACTGAAATCGCTGACAACTTTGTACTCGCGGACGATGCGCGGCAGTATCAATGCCATATTGATCTGGGCGATCACGGCTTCGTCCTTCGCGTCGACGGCGTCTCCATGACGGCGCCCTCCGGCGTGTTTCCGACGTTCCCCCCTGGCATGCTGCTTTTCGTGCGGCCGAACGAGGACGCGATACCCGGGAAATTCGTAATAGTCCGGCGAAACGGCAATACCGCAACTTTTAAAAAGCTTGTGCAGATCGAGGGCGAGCTGTACCTCGAGGCGCTCAATCATGACTGGCCGCATCGGTACATGCGAGTACAAGCCGACGACGTTTTTTGCGGAGTCGTGATGCATGCGGGCTTCGATCTCTGACTGATCGGATCGCGCAACACAGCGGTGGGCAGCGAAAGTTGCCCACCGTTTTTTACGTCTTCCGCAACAAAGCGCGTCGTAGCACACAGACAGGCTCACAAATAAAACTCACAAATTGTTTGCCCAAAACTCACAGGCTGTGTAGCATTCGTTTTCATCCAATCCCCTCATGGAGTCGTCCGGATGAAAAGCTACCGCTGTTACTACCTGCTGAAGGGCGATGAGCCCAGCCCGCTCACGCCGTTTGTCCAGATCCGCGCCGTCAGCGCGATCCACGCCGCACAGGCAGCCATGCAACTCACGGGCTGCACCCGCGTAACCGATGTTGTGCGTGTCGGGGAGGCGGAATGAAAAGCATCGAGTTGAACACCGAGAAACGCCACGCGTGGCTCAGGGAACTTCAGGACCTCGCCGACAAGCCGGCACCAGACCTCGCGCAAAGCGACTTTGAAAAGTCACTTGCCTTTCGCCTGACGTTCATCGTCGTCCTCATCGTAATCGGCATCAACATCTTTGCGCCGCCTCCCACTCCGGCCGCAGATAAGCCGGCTCACGCGCTCGTCCGCCCAACGGTCTAACGCGCGCACATGGCGACGCGGATCCCGGTATCCGATGCCGACATCGCGCGGGAGCACCGTCTCCGTCATCTGCGCGGGTCGGCCGTCGAATCGATCACCAATCCTGCGCTGCGTATCTGCCTCGCCAACTGCGCCGAGCTGCGCAAGAAACGCCAAGAACCCGAACAACCTCTGCCGGACGGCAAACGCCTCGCCGCTGGCGACACTGACTGACGCCACATGCAAAGACCAAAATTCAAGGCTCCTCAGGAGCCGACACGCAGGGACACAATCGGCCTGCACACGTACGTCAAATATGATCCGATGGCACCTCGCGCGACGACGCCCGTCATGGTCGGGAAGTTTGTTGTCGCGCGTCGCCCGTTGCACGGCAGCGTCCACACGCTCTACATGATCATGGACGGCAGCACCGTCGTCGGAACGTCTATCTCCTATCCGGGCGAAGGCGACTGCGCATCGGCCATTCAAAAGCACCAGCGCCGCGCCGCAGCGTCGCTTGCAGAAAAGGCCATTGCGGCGGCAAAGAAGCGCAAACCGCGTGCGATGCGCGTGAAGGAGGTCGCGTGATCTTCGCCCTCCTCGTTGTTATCGCCACGTGCGGCACCGCTTGGTTCATGACTGGACCCGCGCACCAACGCCATATCGGCTCTTTGTTTGGCCTCCTCGACACAGCGCTATGGCTGTTCGCTGGGCTCACCGCCGGCAAGATCGCTGTCGTGATCGTCGCCGCGTTCTGCGCGTTCTGCTTTGCGCGGCCATGGTTGCGGATGCACCTGTATTCGCGCCTGCGGAGGCAGCATGGTTAATGACCTGTCCCCGATCTGCAAGGCGTTGGTCCAGCTGTTCGCACGCGTCGCCGTCGTGCGCACCATCGACGACATCGAAGCCGCGCTGCCCGACGCCGACCGCGTCGCACTACGCGCTGACCTTCAGATGCTTGTGCGCGCCGAAGTGGTCCGTCAGGCGATCCGGACGGCTGACGAACGACTGGTCTACTGGCTGGCGGGCGCGCCCATCGAGTCGTTCCCGGGCACGCTTTTCCACTACCCGCCGCAGCAGGTGACGCTTGCTGACGTCGGTGGAATCAGACACGCGCGCGAGGTAATCCATGCATAAGACAAGCCCCCTTGTTCTCGATGCGATGATCGTGACCGGCAATACGAAGGCTGCGATCAAGGCGGCCGGCGGCGGCTCCTCCGATCTCTGGACCGTTCCGCCTGGCGAGATCCACTACGACCCGCGCGACAACGTGCGCCCGCTCGACATGGACGCGTGCGCCATCTGGCAGGCCTGATCGTGGCGAACGGCTACGACCGTAAGAAGCCGCTCGGCTGCTTCGTGCGAAAGGTCGGCGGTCACGATCGCATCTTTGTGTATGAAGGCCAGCACCGCTATCACGCGGCGCTCATGGCGATAGAGCAAGGCGCACAGATCGACCGCCTGCCGATCGTCATTGACGAGGCAAAGTCAGTCAACCGCGTGAACCTGATCTACTCAGGCATCGTGAACAACGATGGTGAAAAGCTCACTCCGCTGCAGCTGGCCGAAAAGGTCATCGAATTGCAGGAGCTCGGCGAACCCAACGCAACGATCTGCAAGCGGCTCGCTATCACCGAGCAGACCATCCGCGATGTCACGCTGCTCGCGAACGCGCCTGCAGGGCTTCACAAACTGGTGCGGGACAAGGTCGTCTCGTCGACGCTTGCGATCGAGGAGATCCGCACGCATGGCGGCGCAAAAGCGCTTGAGCGCCTCTCGAGCGCTGCGGCACAGGCAAAGGCAGGCGGAAAGGCGAAGGTCACCAAGAAGGCACTTGCGAAGCCGGCCAGCCACAAGATCAACGACGCGCAGGCAAAGCAACTTTTGCAGGCGCTGCAATCCGTTCTGCATGACCCGGTGTTTGGGAAGCTTTCGCCGGGTACGATCGCAGGCGTGCACGCTGCGCTCACGCCGCATGCGGATCTGCTCGACGCGGTATCAACGAAGCGCGCGAAGCATCCGATCCACACCGCGAACGCAAGCGGCGTCTTTGTCCAGTGCGAAACGATCAGCGCACCGAAGCTGAAACGGACGGGCCTGTCACCCGCAGAGATCCACCTCGCACAGCCAGACGACGGCGTCTGGATCTATTCGCGCACGCTGCGCATTGGCAACGGCACGTCGTCGGCGCTGCCCTCGATGCGCGATTTCACGACGACGTATCCGACTCGCATGCAGGCCATCAGAGCGGCTGTGAGCGACTTCACGCGCGCGCTTGACCGGTCAGACAGAACGAACGCCAAGGAAGCGCCTCACGTCCGTGCGTGGCTCGACAAGCTGTCAACGATGCCCGACCCTGACTGGACCGAAGAAATGGCAAAGGAGGCAGGCAAATGATGGGTCGCCCGGCTATTTCTACCCCACATCCGCTGCCGCGTAAGCGGGAGGCGGCGGACAAGCGCCCACGGCTTTCCCTCGCTGGCGCCGTCCCGGCGCACGCATCGAACGACGACGTCAACGGCAGCGGCTCGCGCCCGCCAAAGCGATCCAGAAGGACGAGGCGCCGCTCGCGCGGCGCAAACCGATCCAGGAGAACGAAGGCCAGTCGGATTCCCGACTGGCCACCCTCGCGCGGATCGAAGTCCTGCGCGTCGAGATCCGGAAGCTGACCGAGGTCATCGCGCTTGGAGCCGATATCGAGCTGCTCGACCTCATGCGCGACGAGGTAGGCAGCTATAGCCGACACAAAGCTGCACAAGAAGCACGCACGTGGGCCGAGCAGGCGCGCGTGACCATCGAAACCGGTTTGATGCAGCTCGATCGCGCGCTGCATCCGTCGACGTGAGAATCGCCATGATTGAAAACATCAATGAATTGAAAGCCATTCATGCGCAGGCGTGCGCAGCCGTGATGAAGATCGATCGGACACTGACGCCCGACGTCGACGCATTCTGGCCGCTGTACCTTCAGACAGCGCTCAACCTCGATAACGTCGCTGGCCAGGCCGAGAAGATTGCGCCGGTGCAAGGCTACACGCCGGGAATCCCCTGGTCCCTCCACCTCGAAGCGTATGACGCATACAGCAAGCGCTGGAGCCCCCAGCCGGCCATGATCGATCTGGAGGGACGCAACTGTCGCGGCGGTTTTAGCACCGGTGAACTGGATGACTTTATTCCCGGTTGGCGCGATCGCGTATCTGAGATCGGAAAATTGAAAGCGCGAGTCGCTGATTTGGAAGCGCAAGTCGCCGCACGCCCTCCTTTCGAAGAGCAGGCCGAGGCGGTGCGGGTCGCTGAGCGAATCGAAGCGATCATGGAGCAGGCGCAGGTGTACGCGTCCGCATGGTCACTCGTCGGCGGCGTGTTCGACTCGGGCAACGCGCTGGAAACGGCCGCGCAGGAGAAAGCAAATCTCCGCGCCCTTCTCGCCGGCCGCAGCGGTGACGATGCAGCGCAGGCGGATGCAGTGCGGGTGGAATGGATCAGCGTGACGGACCAATTGCCGCGCTCAGAGTGGGACAAGTATTACCACGACGATTTTTCGGAGCCCGTCGCGGTGATGATCGACTTTGAGGGAGCAGTCCGGCGCTCGGAAATGACTTGGCGCTATTCCTTCGCATACGGCGGCTGGGTCGGCGCCGGCCTGCGCGAAGGATACAAACCGAGCGACTACGAGGACTTCGGGCGCGTCACGCATTGGTCGCCGTTGCCCGCACCTCTCGCCGCTCCCGCTGCATCTGCCGGGGATCAGGAGGCGGGATCGTGATCGGCGCCGTTATCAGCGACTGCGGCCAATACCGCTATCTACTCACTCGACCGGCACCGGCCGGTCTCGACATCGAGCAACCGTGCGTCGGCACAGCCCTGTTTGTGATGCTCAATCCGAGCACCGCAGACGCGACCATCGACGACCCGACGATCCGACGCTGCAAGGCGTTTGCCTATCGCTGGGGATGCAACGGTATTGCCGTCGTGAATCTGTACGGCCTGCGCTCGCCCAGCCCCACTGACTTATGGAGTCATGCCGATCCTGTCGGGCCTGACAACGACATGTGGCTGCGCACCGCAGCGCGAGAGCACGAAACGGTCGTTTTTGCGTGGGGTGCGAACGCGAAGTCGGAGCGCGTGCGCGAGGTCTACGAGATCTTTCGCGGCGGCCGGCACAGGCAGATTCGATGCCTTGGCATGACTAAAGACGGCTCGCCACGCCATCCGCTTTACGTGCGCGGCGACCAGCCGTTGATCGAATGGAGCCCGCGCTCATGATCGCCCACACTAACAAGCTCGACGGAGCGAAGATGAACCTGAACCAATATTTTCTGATCAAGCTCGCCGAGGAAGCGTCAGAAGTCGCGCAGATCGCACTGAAAGCGGCGCACTTTGGCTTGAGCGAAATTCAGCCGGGCCGCGCCGAGACTAATGCCGAGCGCGTGTATGCCGAACTGAACGATTTGCTCGCGATGGTCCACAGGCTTGGCGAGGTATCTGGCGGAGAGTTCTGGTTCGATATTGGCCGGCCCGATCACGCAGTAATCGCGCGAAAACTGGCCAAGGTCCAACAGTATCTGGCCTACTCGCAATCGCTCGGGCTAGTGGAGTCGCAATCATGAGCCGCGCACCGATCAACTCCGGTCGTTACGTGCTCATAGCCACCAACGGCACGCGCCAATGGGCCCGCGACCAAGTTGCTTTAAAGGCCGAGATTCTGACGCTGCTTGAGCAGGAAGGCGCCCTCCCGAAGAAGCGCATCATCATGAAGCTATCTACAGCGCAGGCTGCGATTGAGACTGCACTCAAGGCGCTGCTCAACGCGGGCAAGATTGAGCACTACCGCGCGATGAGCGCGCGTCGCCGGATGGACGAACACTGGTGCCTCGCCGGCATGGCGCCGGTCGCACCGCTCGGAGCAGACGGCAGCCGGTACAACGCTGTCGCCATTCTCACCGCTATGCAGCAACACGCAGTATCGCTTCACATGGGAGTACAACGATGAGCCTACTTACCCGCGCCTACATTCTCGAAAAATTCGGTGTGCGCCTGACCATGGGCCAGCTCGCCACACTGCTCGCGATGTCCGAGGGCACGATCCGCAACCAGGTCAGCGCCGAGACGTTCCCTATTCCGACGTACAAGGAAGGCGCCTCGCGCTATGCGGCGTACGATGCCGTCGCCGAGTACCTCGATATGATGTCCGAGCAGGCCCGGCAGAAGGCCGCATGACCAGCGGCTGGCGATTCTCAGGCGGCGTCTGCGTCCCGCTTCTCGATCGCCTTCCGCGCTGCCTCGGGTAGCATCTCGTATTGCTCCCGAATCCGCTTAGGTATCGCAATACGCTGCTCGACAATCAGGTTCAGGGTATCGAACAATGCGATCGCAACCTCAGGCACATCATCCAACACGATCTCGCCGGGATGCACCGCATTGTTTCCCACGACGCGGCAGTAGTCGAGCGCCTGCTGAACGAACTCGGGAACGCCCTTGGCAACCACAGACCTGATGTCCTCGTTGATGTTCTTACCCTTCTCGCCCAGTTCAACCATGAGCTTCTGCAGGCAGAGCCGCAGTAGTGCTGCAGCCGCTTTAGGTGATCGCGCAACTATGTCGCGCGCCTCGTCGTAGTCGGCCTTCGGGCCTCGGGGAAATCTTGATGAGCGGCCGGGGCCGTCGCTTCCGAGGGAACCACCATGCGACCTTCGTACCAGAAGGATAGACGAGCACAGTGCAAGCACTTGCATGCCTGCCATTCGTCCTGCCGGTCCCATCCTCCACCGTAGTTCCGAAGATAGAAAGTTCTCCAGTCCTGCACTGCAAGTACGCCACAATGCATACAGTTGAAAGAGTCGTCGCCGTGCTTCGGCGGAAAATATTTGCTCAAGCTTGCCCCGTTCAGGTTGCTTTTATCAGGGTCGTGGCGCCGTCTATGCCGCGTCGACCAATCTCAACCGGCCTTTCTTTGCCACGGTCGCCGGATCGAGGTTAGTGTATCGCTTCAGGTTCCGCCAGTCCTTATGACCGGTCACGGCCGCTACCTCCGGGATCTGCCAGCCCGCCTCGAACAGCGCACTGGTGGCCTCATGCCGCAGATCGTGCAGGTGTAAATTCTCGATCCCCTTTGCGTCACAGGCCTGCTTGAAGTACTTGCTCGCGGTACCCTTGTCGAACCGGAAAATGAACTCGTTCCTGTGCGGGGGCAGCGTAGGATCGGTCTTGCGCTTCTCCGCGTAGACGTCCGGCACCGGATAGCGCGGCTGCCGCATGATGACCTCGAACGAGTCGCCAATCAGCGGGATCCATTCGTTGTTGCCTACCTTCTGCCGCGGATGCTTGCGATCACGCACGAGCGCGAGGTGGTTCTCGGCGTCGATGTCGTCCCACCGCAGGTTGAACAGCTCGCCGCGACGGAACGCACACTGCATCGCCACGCGCAGCAGATCCGGCATCGCCTGCTCACGCTCCGGATGTTCGGCGAACCACGCGAAGATTTTTTCAATCTCCTCCGGTGTCGGCCGCCGGTCCCGCTTGCCGCCGGCATCGATCAGCCGCAGGTGATGCAACGTAGGTCGCGCCGCACCGATGGCATCCGGCAACGTCAGGCCGAGCAGTGATGCCATGTGGCGCAGCACCGTCCCGAGCTTCGAAATATCCATGTCCACGGTGTAGCCGCCGGCGCCGGCCTTGCGGCGGTCCTGCGCAAACTTCACGATCTGCTGCGTGGTGAGTCTCGACGCAAAGTGACTTTCGAACGCGTCTTCAAGCCGCTGGAGGATGTAGTGTTCATTCGACTTCCCGCCGACCGGACGTCCTGAATCGGCCCGCGCCTCGCGGTACTTCCGGACGAGCTCGCCGACGGTTACGGTGGCCGCGTCGACGGTGTTCAGCCCCCGGTCGATCTCGACTTCTTTCTCGCGTGCCCACGCCTCCGCAGCGCCTTTGGTTTTGAACGTTTTTGCTATACTCTGCCCTCGCTTGCGTACCTGGGCACGCCAGCGACTGCCTACTTGCAGGATTGAAGCCACGATTTCCCCGTCTCAGAAACTGTAGCAGTGCCAGATCACTTTCCGGTGCTACAGGGTCGATTTGTAGCAAAAGTGTAGCAGAGACAGGGATAAACTAGGGTTCACAGGCTGTCACGGCGCTTCATTTAGGGTGAAGCAGAAATGCCGGAAACGCCCACGGGACAAGGCGGAAGCCCCTAGCAGCAAGGCTCCGATGCTCCCATTGCAAATATCCATCTCCCTGTAGTTCAATGGATAGAACAAGTGCCTCCTAAGCGCTAGATGCAGGTTCGATTCCTGCCAGGGGGACCAGCAAATGCCGCAACTCGCAGGCGGCACGGGGCACCGCACTAATTTTGGCGTAATTCTGGCGTAATAGCATCAGGCATGATGAGAGCGATATTCATAGCCAGAATCTATAGCCCCTTTAAATTGCCCCCTTATAATTCATCGTCCTACAACCTACGGTAGACTCGCCGAATGCCGATATACGAACTATGAAACTGTTCGTACGCCCGGGCACAGAAGTCGTATTTCACCTGACACTACGATAAGGCGTTACTGAGGCGTGCACTGCGCTCTGCGCAGGTGCCTAGCACGCAAATAACAAATCCAATGAAAGCAATACCGGCACCGAAGACCAGTCGTATCATGGAAGACATCAATGCGATGCAAGCTGCGTCGCCTTACTACATCGATTTGGACCGGATTTCGGAGCTTTCAAGGAACGCTAGGATCACGAGACGCGACATCGAAAGCCTTTTCAAGGTGGACGCTTGCGCGGCTTGGGAAACCTTGGGAGCATGGAAAGCCCTAATTGGAGATTGGGAAGGCGTGCAGGAAGCTTTCCGGAACAGTTTGGCGCTAGGGAGTACAGGGTCAAACCGGGTGAACTGGGTGATCAATTGCATCAATCTTGGCATGTTTTCTGCTGGACAAGAGGCTTATGCGGCCGTGGGTGCGCCTGAGAGCAACTATTTCTCGGTCGCCCAAATAGCAGGCGTTCGCTGCGGAGCAGTCGAACTAGTCGCCCACTTTGTGGAGAGGGCTAAGAAAATGCAGATCAATTGGGACGAAGGCAGTGAAGCCACACTCAACGAGGCTCACCAAATGTTGAAAGGCGCCGGCATTTCGGATGAGCAGATTGGCCGACACCTAGACATTGCGGGCGTCGTTCTTCGCCGTCATCACATCAGACCGAAGGTCTACCCTCGCGTTATTTCGGCAGAGGGATTTTTCAACGGCGTTACTTACACCTTTACGGTCCCAGTGTCGGCCGCAGAAGCCTTTGAGATGAATATGGAGTTGGCCGAGGGTGAGGTTGAGGCCGGCATCGTGAAAGATGTAGCGTTCGACGTCGTGTTCGAAGCTGAGGCCGCATGAGCACAACGCCTAAAGAGCTCGTAGATTGCGCAAGCGCGATGCTGGCGACGGCCAACGACGAGGCTGCGTATCGAGCTGTGTGTAGTCGCGCCTACTACGGCGCATATCATGCGGCCAAAGTGTTCCATGAGGCCCTTGCGTCGCCCGGCTCGGTCGGTAACGCGAAAGGAAAACACGAGCAACTGATTGCCCAACTTAACACCCCTACGATCAGTCGGCAGAACAAGAAATTCATTCGGTCGATTGCGCTAGGAAAGAGTTTGCGCGTGTTGGTCACGGATCGCGTCACTGCCGATTACGCAATTGAGGCATCGGTGGACAAGGCAACAGCGGCGAAAGCCGCTCAAGGCGCCATTACGCTGGGCGGCGTCTACCGCCCCGTGAGGGCCATAGCTCCTGATAGCTTAAGCACAGTACAAGAAGGCGCCGACGGGCGCCTTCTTGTTTTCTACACGTACCTAACCTGCGTCATACCGCCACGGGCACTCCAAATCGCCACCCGGGCCGGTCGCTAACCAGGCATGACACCACACTCACCGATATCGAAGCCTCCGCGGCCGTCGTCAACGCGTTCGGCTGCCCCCCCGGAACGTTCGACGCCAAGCTAGCTCGCAGTGCCCGCCGGCGACTCTGTCATGGTCCGCTACGGTCGTTTCCAGCCAGGCCAAAGACTGCCACAGTCGAACGTCATTAATACGGGTTTAGAAGTCAACGTCGGGAAGTGAGTGCGCCAGCCCACCCCCGCGGCACAATGCGGCGATAGTCGTAACCCACCTGCCTGCGCGAGGAAAAGCCGCGCGCGGCGGTTAGCCTAGCTACGGCCAGTACATGAACAGTCGCGTAATGGGCGACACACCCATGACAACGAACGTCGCGATATAGAGGATGGTGGTCGCCTCCACGAACGGACTGACGATGACCAGCGAGCCGACGAGCCGGTAGTATCGCCTTTCCCGCAACACTTCCAATTCGGCTATGGCGGCCCGGCTGCTTTCCGAGTATTCGGTTTCGGCAGGCGACTGCGCGACCGCCGAGTCGTAGTGTTGCCTGTGCATCGCGATGACGTACATATTCCAGGTGCCGCCGATGAACGTTAGCAGATACAGGCTGCGCATTACCTCGGGTGGAATGGAGAAAGCGTGCGCGACGGCGATGACGGTGACCGTCGTCAGGCAAAGCATTATGCTCAGCATCAGCCATATTGCGCCGAACGACCGAGCCTCTTGAAAGCGCCTGAGCGCCGCCAACATGGAAGGCGGTAGATCCGGCATGTCCGCGAGCCGCAGCGGGCCGGCGCCTAATTTTGCGCCCGGCAGCGTTTCGCGCATCCGCTCGAAACTGTTTAACTGCTGACCACGATCTTCCACGAGTTTCTCGGCTTGCACCTCCGCTTGGGTGTACCGTTCTCGGGGTGGCTGCAAGCGCGGAACGCTTCCTTGCAGCTCCGTGACGAGTTGCAAAAATTTGTTCGGATCCTGTGAAGGGTCCCATAAGCGCAATGAGTCCGTCTTGGCTTGCAGGAATTGCTTTAGCAAGACGAGATCCTCCATCCGATCGTCTGGCTCGGCAAGCTTCAAGGTCCCTTCGGCCTCGCCGATTAGCTCCAACACTCCACCGAGCTTGAGGCGCGCCTCGAGATAGTCGTAGTCAAACAGCAGCGCCACGATTTTGTCGCTCAGATCCCGCTTGCGCCGGCGCTGCTCGGCGAGCCGAAGCGCCGACAGCAAATGCCAGACAGTGTAGCGCACGGGATATGGATCGCTGACCCGATTCCATGCGTCCTGAAACTCGGCGATGAAAAACTCGGCGATCTGTTCGTGGATTTCTCCCAGTTCGACCCCAGTCTCGGGATCGCTCATGAAGAACGCGGCGAGCGAGGCATGAACCAACGTGAACGGCCCTTCCGCCAAATCCCCGGCCACGAACCTGGCTACGCCGCGTAAGGCGTCGGCGAGCTCGCTGCGGGTGAGCTTGAGGATGCCCGCGAGTTGCTGCAGCCTGAGCCGTTCGCGCGCGGCCGCCAGCGTCGTCAGGAGCGGGCGGTACACAGTCCTCCACAACTCGGGATTCGCTGTGACAAGGCTGCCGATCTCCACTGTGTAAAACTCCCTAAGCGGCGGTACTAGCCCCGATTCGCCCACCAGACGGTCGATTTTCAGCCATAGCTGGGGCGTGCTGGACGCGTCCGCCAGCGTTTCGATGAGCAGCTTGGCCACCAGAAAGTTGCCGCTCGCGGTCTTGGCGAGCGCGTTCGCCATCGCCACGGGCTCCGCGCCCGGCAAGCGCTCGAACTTTCTGAGCAGATAGTCGAAGGTGTCGTTCACGGCGTCGGGCGCGTCTTCGATCAGGTCGACGCGTTCGCCGGGAAACGCCCGGATGATGCGAGCATCCTTGCGCGTCGAGAGGATCAGCCGCACGCTGGGCGGCAGGCCGCCGTTGGCCGCAGACATCAGCAGCGGCAGAATGCCGTTGTCGCGCGTTTCTTCAACGTCCAGGCCGTCGACGATGATGGCGATGTTGTGCCCCCACTCAAACATCGCGAAAAGTGGCCGGCTCACGACCAAACTGAAGGCTGTGGCCGCGCTTAGCTTGCCCAGATCGATGGATTGCAAGGCGCGCGGCGCCTGCTGGACACTTCCGGACGAAGCGCCGATACGCTGCAGGAAGCGCAGCGAGATCTCGGGCTCCGAGCGCGTGATCTGACTCAAATGCTGGAGATAAGCTGGATAGGCCGAGGCGAGCGCGCGTGCCAGGTCCGCGATGAAGACCAGCGCGTCGGAACGCCCTGATTCGCAGGAGAGGGCGAATACGACGCGGGTACGAGACCTGGCACCCGGCGTGTCGCGCTCGAAGCCGTTCTCCACGAAGTACGCCATCAGCGCCGTTTTGCCGCTGCCGGGCGCGCCGCTCACGATGAATGTCTGGCCCTTCGATTCGCGCAGCCAAGAAAAGACACGATCGAGCACCCACTCGCGCACCACGAAGTCCAGCGGCGTGCGCGGAAAGGCGCTCATGATCTGCTGCGACGCCGCCGCCTCCTGGCTATGGTAGGTGTGGTACACGGAGCCTTGCTTGTCGGCCAACTCGATAAGGGCCAGCGTCACGCGGTTGTACGCCGCGACCAGATCGGCGGCCTTGGGGGAGTCCGCCTCACGCGCAGCCACGGTCTCGACGTAGGCATAATGCGGCACATAGGGAATGCGCAGATCGACAAATGCGCCGCGTTCGAACACCAGCCGGCTGTCGATGTGCTGCCGCAGTTCTTTGTCGAACCGCGCCGCGAACGCGTCGAGCTTGTCGCCTTCGCTCGGCTCGACCCGGCTCGGCACGAGTAGCAAGGACAAAGGCCGGTCCCTGCGCGCCTTGCGCACGAGATCGGGCTGCTCGAGGCTGCGGATGATCCGCTTGATGCCGTCGATGTTCTGCTCGTTGGGCGCGACCATCAGCGCGACCGCATCCGCGAGATGATGCGTGCAAACGCCGCTCATTTCCGTGATCCCGGTGCGGCTGTCGATCAGGACGACCGGCGCGAAATTGTTGACCTCTTCGATGAACCAGTCGAAGAACTCCTGCCCGCCCCAATTGGTGTACAGGTCGAGAAGGTCGAGCGACGCGACGCGGTCAGCATAGAGGGCGTACTCGTCTTCGTCTCGGCGGCCCGCCGGCATCAGCCACAGATGGCCGGCGCCTTCGCGCGCGTAGATCGGAACGATAAAGTTGGAAAGCGGCTCCGAGGTGATGGGTCCCGTCGCGGCGCTCGCCGCACTCGCTGCCGGGCGTTCATCACGCATGGCGTAAGCCGTTTCGTTAGTCGCCGCTTTCTCGCTGGCCTCTAGGGCTTCGTCCGACTCCTCGTTGAGTTCGGCGCCGAATGAGCGGAGCGTCTTGTAAGACAAGATTAGGTCGACGACGCCGCGCGAGCGCACGATGTCCGCATGGCTTGTCAGCGCGTCTGCCACCTCGAAGAACCGTTCGAGCCCCGGCGCCTCGAGATCGAAGTCGATTACGAGGACGTCCAATCCGTGGGCGCACAGCAACTCAGCGACGTTGGCCAGCGCCATCGACCGACCGACACCGCCCTTGAAGGAATAGAAGGTATAGATCACAGCGGGTCGGTCACCCTCGGTTGATGTGAGCCATCACGTTGTTCGACTGCAGTTGCTTGTCGCAAAGCTTCGTCACGCTGCGAATCAACTCGCGGGAGAACCGGTAGTTGTTGGCGGTCGAGATTTCGTGACATTCGGCCAGCTCGAAGGGACTCTGGATGCGCCATCGTAGTGCACTCTCCTTCAGCTTGACTTGCAACGCGTAGGTCATGTCCTCCAGCATGTTCCGCGCGGTGTCCCACGGCGCCATCGCGAACACGGAGCTGCGCGAGGCCACATCCAGATGCGTCTTTTGCAGGTCGCGTAGAACTTGCGGATGGCCGAGCGAAACGGCGTCGATGACCACCAGGCAGCCGCGCGCCATCAACCGCTTAACGGTATCGGCCTTGACCGCGAGCGCGTCGATATCATGAAACTCGGGCACCAACTCCAGATCCAGTTGCAGGTTGTCTTGCATGTCGCTCAATTCCTGGCGGATCACCTCTTCGATCGAGCGGGCTGCGAGAGCCGGCTCATCGAATGGCCGCCAGTCTTTCGGCGCGGCCCCATAGTGCGTCGTCCAGTTATTCGTCGCCGGTTGCTGCTCCAGGAATTGCATCAGGGTCATCACGTCTCGCTGCAGCAGAGCGAGATCTGCTTCAAACGCTTGGCCGGTTTTCAGCTGCCGGGCCTGCTCGTCGGTCATGATGACAAGCACCACATTGACCTGGATGGACCGCCGGTTCGTAGACAGGATCCTGATGATCTGATCTAGCGCGTTGCGCACCGGATCCAGATTTACGTTGATATTGGTTCCCTGGATGACTGTTTCCACGTTCCAGCCAGGTTGTGTGAATCTGCCGCTTTCGACGTCGCTGCTGATGAGCTTCGCCGCCTCGATCATGCGCGACGCAACATCGCCCCGCGCGCGCGCGCCCACCAACGATTGGGCGGTGTCGAGCAAAGGATGGACCTTGCGGTACTCGGGGCTCGCGTACATCTGCGAGAGTTGGGCGCGGAGCGCCTCCCAGTCGGTTTCGTGTTCCAACGCATTGTCTCCTCAAGGATTGTCTAATCGTCCTTGGATTTGTCGCTGCTCTTTCCGAGATTAGCAGTGGTCGACCCAGAAATGTTGATCACGTTGCCGACAGTCCAGCCAGGCTGCACAAAGATGCCGGGTTGAACCGGCGACATGCCGCCAGTCCCGTCCTCGATGCGTGCCGTCTCGGGAACGGGCGGCGCCTTCGGTTCCGTCGCGCCCCCCGCGTACCAAGCCACCGCGAAGTTGTCAGCTTCGGAGAAGTTCAGGATCGGACTTTGCCTGTCGCTCGTGCGTTTCTTCACCATGGCGTGGGTGTAGAGCGCCAGGTCCGAGGCGTACACGAGTCCATCCTTGGTCGACGCGCCACTGCCGCTCAGCGCTTCCAGGAGGGCCAACGTAAAGACACTGTAAGGCGAGCCGGCCAGGGACAGTTCGTCGGCGCGCGACGAAGCGATCACGACGCGGCCCGCGCCGCGGCTCAGGATCTGCTCGGGCGCGGGAAGCGGCGACTTTTGGAGCCAGGGGGTCTTTTGCAGGGAGAAGCCGCCGGCATGGCAGCAATCGAGCAGCAGCAGGAGCTTCTTTGACCGGATGAGCGCCAGCCGCCGCGTGAACTCGTCGCCGCCGATACAGGTGTCGTCGAGCGCGGCGACGTCGTAGCCGTAAGGCATTAGGTGATAGCACTCGCCGCCGGCCACCATCGAGCGCGAGCCGTGCCCCGAGAAGTACACGACGACCGACGAATCCGCGTCCGCGGTTCCGGCAAGTGCGTCCATCGCCTGGAGGATCGCGTCACGCGTGGCTGCTTGGCTGGTCAAGAGGCACACGTTGTCCCACTTGTAACCGCATCGGTCCGGGTCCACGAGGATGTCGCGCAGCGCGGTGGCGTCGTCGACGGTGCCGGGCAGGTCGGCGCCCACGCCGACGACTAACGCATGAGCGTTGCCAAAGCGCATGTTGCGCGACTCGCGAGGCGCTGCGGGCTCCGGCGGGACATTTCCTGATGAGAACCAGCGGCGCATACGTTCACTGAAGCCAGACATGGGTTCCGCCCCTCCGTGGAAACGCCAGACGCGACAAGTCGAGCGGGCACCACGTCGCTGGTACTTTTCGCGGCGCTATGCATGCGCTTCCGGGTTTCGCGTTTCGGGGTTCGGATCGTGGCGAGCCAGTGAAGAAACGGGCGCTGACTTTCGCCGCGCGCAGCCAAACCTTCGTACTTCCTGTCTGTCTGCATGCGTACGGTGTGCCCGAAGCGCTCCCAATCAGACGGTAGTCATTTATTTGTCGCTTTGCAAACCCGGTCAAAGTGCGTGCATTTCCCCTGCCTTCCGTGCTATCTCTTTTCTTATTTTCGCGGCAAGGAATGGGCGCCGCCCTTCGCAAAAACCCGCAGCGCTCTGACTGACGAACTGTCTTATACTGGCGAAAATGAAGTGGCGCCTTTTGGGATAAAAACTTATGGACCACTACAACGACTTCTTCACATTACAGAGCCTTGGTACGTTCGCTGGCGCCGTAGGCGCCACCACGGTCGTCTCCAACGGCCTGCAACGCGCGCTCGACTTCAATCCGAAATGGCTGGCGCTCGCGCTCGCCGAAGTCATTTGCCTGGCGATCGTCTTTTATTCGCACACCCAGGCGGGAGCTGACGCTCGGCCCATGAGTGCCGATTACTTCGTCGCGCTGATCAACGGCTTCCTAGTTTTCTGCTCGGCGGCCGGTGCGACCGCAGCCGCAGCGCAGGCGGCCAACAAAGAGCCGACGACGAAGGGCCCGGGCGTCCATGCGCCGAAGCGCGAGTTCTGGTCGAACTGGTATTGAATGCTGTGCGGCGAGCGGTATCTGTTGTAGCGAGCGGTCGACCAGCATGGCGTTGAACTCGATGTGCAGGTGCACAAGCGGCGCGACAAGGCCGCGGCGAAGCGCTTCCACCGGAAGGTGCTGCGTTCAAGCCGGACGCCACGTAGGATCGTTACTGACCAGCTGCTCAGCTATCGGCGGCGAAGGCTGAGATTCCCGACCTCGCTCACGCGAATCACATATTGGTCAAAACAGCTGCACGCGCCAACAATCGTGCCGAGAACGTCTACGTGCGACCCGCATCGCCAACGCCAGATGTGCAGCTTTCGTTATGCGGGCTGCACATAGGCGTTTTTCTCATCCGTCAGCCCGATCCGACCGCACTTCGCGCTGCCAGACATCAGATGAACGTGGCATATCATTGCGCCGTACTGCAAGAGCGCTTCGCCACGTGGCATGATTGGGCCGTCAGTGCCGCAGCCGATAAAGCAACCTAATAAGGATGGCTACGCGTGAGGCGCATCGGTAGTCTGTGTCCGTCGACTTGACAGAGCCGTGGACTGGCGAACGCGTCGCCTTATTGGCAGGTTTTCTTAAACGTTGCCGATGCCCGCCTGGGCGGCTGTGCTCTAAGCGCGTGAGAATAGGCGTTTATCGACGCCCGATAATCCGACCAATATTGCCCGAGCATCAGCGTCCGCTGAATGAGCGAAGGCGCCGCTCGAATGTCACGGTGACGTGGATGGCTGACGGCGGCTCTTGGCCGCACTGAGCCCTTACTGAAGCGCCCCATCTACCCGGAAGCAACCCCGCCGGCGTAGACCACCGCTGAGTATGAGGGTTGCGCCACCGGCACCGGCACGACCAACGGAGGCGCAGGAGGCAGCGCGCCCACGCAGCGCAGCATCTCGACAGTGACGTTGCTTACGCGCACTACGCGTTGAGCCCGTTGCCGTTGACGCTTCGCCGCACGCTTTGATATCGACGGCGCGCACGCGGGCGTATCGTGCTCGAGCGGGTCGACGGCATCGCGTAGGGCGCCGTATGGATCCGCCTCAACATCCACCGCCGGATCCGCTTGCTCGACGTCGAGCGCCGCCAGCTCGGGCGCTACAACATCCTCCTGCACCCTCGCCACGTTCGGCACGGCGCCATGTTCTTGTGCGTCCTGCACAACGTCGGCGATGACAGCAACATCCGCCACCCCGACCGCATCGCCGATCAACCGGTCATACACATTTCCGTCGAGAAGCCGACCCATCGACGCCGGCGCGCGGTACGTGAATTGGGGCGCATGCTCCTCATCTCGCAGCACAGCGACGATCAGCTCCTCCGTATCGACGGTTTCAGCGATTGTGCGAGTCTTGAGGACGCCGCCGGCCCGATACGTGATGGCGCGCTGATCGAGGCTTGCCAACTTACGCGGCGCTGTGCCCTTAGAATTCTGGCCGATCCGGAGTTCTCGAGCCCGGTTGTAGCAGCTGATGCACAGATGCTTGCCGATCAGACGCGGCACGCCCGTATGGCAACGCCCACAGATCGTCATTGCCTTTAGTTGCGACGGATTATGATCTACCCGACCAGCGTGCGCCGCGCCAATATAACAACGGCGGCAGGTATGGAAGCGATCCGCGTCGACATCTGTACTGTTAGCTTTCCCCCAACGGGCGCCGCACGATGAGATCGACATCGTCGCCCTCAAGCGATCACACGCGAAGTGGCGAACACCAGGCAGCAAACCGCCGTCGAGCTCGAAGTACATCGGCAGCTCCACGCCGCGCACATTCGCGTCGCGCGCGTTGACCGCGTCGTATTGCTCATCGGCGGCCGCAGCCGGATCAGGCGCCTTACGTGCCACGTCGACGCCTGTACCCAGCCTGTAGATCGCCGCCGTGTGCGCCGCGTATCCGCACACGTGCACTTCACCCTCCTCGCGCGCGCGGGCGATCGCTTTAGCGGCGGAGTTGTGCGGCACGGCCAAGAGATCGGCGAGTGCAGCCACAGTGAAGTCCTCGCCCCGGAGCAGCTTGAGAATGCGCGTGCGGATGACAGGGTTCGCCATGAAAACACCTTGCACAAAGCGCTTTACGTTGAATGCAGCCTAATCGGCGCCCGACTTCAGGCCCGGCAGCAGGCGCCGCCGGAACAACTCTATTCAGCCGCGACGAGCTCGCGAATGTCGCGGGGCAGTTCACGCCGCATACGACAAGCAGCAGCTCGCAGCACGTGAGCACGGCCACAGCGACCGCCGAGATACGCAGCACAGACCGCGCCGAACTCCTGCGGACTTGCGGGCGTGTAACCAGCCGGATCCTGCTCGAGTTAGGCAGGCAACGGCGCCGGCAGCGCGCGCAGGAATTCAGCACCAGTCATAGCGGATCCAAATGCGTGCCCACTACCACGCGACGCAAATCCTCCGGAACCGGGCGCCGACACAGCGACGCCTCCGCCGCGCGGGATAGGTCGGACATGTCGATATCGCCGACGTGTGCGGCCTTGATCAACGTCCCGAGCTGTGCGTGCGTGATACATGTTGTCCAGTCGACGGCGTCGAGCGGATTTGGCGCAGCCTTGACGAACATCACGGACAGCGCAGGCACGCGTAAAGGAGCAGCTGCCGGCGCGGCCGTCTTGTTGCGAAAGATGCGCCGGCCGTTCATTACGTGTTGCCCGACCCGACTTTTTTGATCAAGTACAACGGCAAAGCCCGCTTGTCGCTGAGCGCTTTCTCGACGGCCTCGACATCCTCTTGCGACATCTCGCCGGCGCGCGCCAGGGCATGGAATGCCTTGAGTTGGTCCTCGCTCACCGGTCCGTTCAAATCACGCCCTTGCGCTTGCTGCTTGATCTCGCCGATCAATCGCTCCCCACGCAGCGCGGTGTGCTCGCGGGGCTCGGCGCGATCGACGGGCGCAGTCTTCGCGGGCTTGATGAACTTCTTCTCGCCGAGCTTCGCAGCGACTGTCTTCACCGAGCCATTGGCCTGAGCCTTCAGCAGCGCAGTATTCCAGTCGACGATGCGGGACTTGCCGAGCGTCGCCGGGCGCGCGCGGATTACCTTACCGGCCGGCGACGTCTTGTCGACGCGACGGCCCCTGAGCGGCGAGTACTCGCCCGTGATCGGATGGGGCATAGCGTCCAGCTCGTCGAGCAACTTCGAAAAATTTTCAGCCATTATTCATTTACCCCTGGACATTACCAATCCTGAAAAAGCCCCTACCGGATCACCGGCAGGGTTTGAAGTAGCGCGAAAGTCATGGAACGCGCCACACGGAGAGAATCGTTAGCCGACGATCGGCGTCGCGTCGACTGCCTCGACACGCTTGGCTTGATGTTCGCGAAAACCCGATGCGAGAAGGTTCAGGACTGCGCACAGCGCCGGTTCGGAACCTTCCAGAGCCTTCGATATCGCCAGATCGACGAGCGGGCCAGCAGCGACGCGCAATGCCTTCGCGGCGTCCTTCTTGATGATGCGCGCCGTCTTCGGCCTGCCGAGCCCGTTTTTCAGTTCACCTGGTTTCACGCGAAATTCGTTGCCCGCGTTGAATGTCATGTCGTGCACCTTTGTGTCATCTGTCCGGCGACCGCAGCCACCGGACGTTGTCGCCTATGCCGGCACGCGACCCGTGCGCAGCATGTACGAGAGCTTTTCGCCCGGTTTGAACACGCTGAAAATTGATCCGCCGTTGATCAGGCGATTCGAGCGCGCATAGAAATCCAGGCCGCGCACGCGGCCGATGAACGTCTCCTCGACGCGTAGGATGTCTTCGCGGGCCAGATCGATGATTGCGTCGCGCTTCTGCTTGTTGAAGTCCGCCATCGCGTTGGCTAGGAACGCGCGTTCGGTCGTGGCCTCGCCGGCGACCGGCGCCGAGTCCGCCAAACCTTGAAGTGCTGCACGGTCGAGCGAGCACGCGTAGAGCTGTGCGGCCGTCTTATCCGAGGTGTCACCGCCTTGACGGAGCGCGAGCAACTCGTCGTGCTTCGCGGATACCTTCGCCCGTTGCTCGTGAACCGCATCGAATTTGGCGTTGGCTTCATGGAACTTCGACACGACAGCGTCGACGGCAAGTTGGGCGAACGTCACGCCTCGAGCAGCCGCCGCAAAGCGTTGGTCGTCGTTAGCGAGGCGCAGATCGGTGCCGATCGCCTGCAGCGCATCGTTCACTTCGGCATTCGCCGCCAACACGAGAGCCGCCGCCTCGTCTTCCGCTGTACGGAGAGCAGCAGCGTGCGCATCGGCCTGTGCAGTTTCATGGCGCGCCTGAGCGGCAGACAGATCGCCCTGCAATTCCTGCAGTTTCTTCCGCAGGGGCGCCGTTGCCTGCCCGGCGACGAGCGCCTGATTAATGGATACGTTGACCGCGCTGATCTTTTCGTTCAACGCGTCGAGAACTGCCTGTGTTGCCTGAGACATGGTTTCTACTCAGCTTTAATTTGGTTTTTCGGTGCTCACTGTCGGGCCAGCCGATAACATATCTTCGTGTCACGACCTGATTAGCAGATCTAATTTCTGCAAACAATGCCGTGATTTTTATCGTTCAATGCCTCCAAAGCCGCGCCAGATCAACGGCACGGCCCGCTACCCCGCTACCCCAGGTCAGCGGGCCATCAACTTCGCCCAGGCACCTGCGCCGAGGTGCCGATCAATCACGTCGCCGAGCCTCTTAGCCGCAGCGTGGGCCGTCGTGTGAAGATCATCCTCGGCGCGTGCAGCGTCGTCGACGCGGCCGGCGGCTTCCATCGCCTCCGCCACCTGCAGGTCGTTTACCAGGCGCGAGATCATCGCATTTGCCATCTTCACCGCGTCACCGTCACAAACAGCAGTCGCCGCCCTCGACACTTCGCATGCCGCGTCGATACGGGGGTTCAGTTTGGCGACGATGGCGCCGTGTTCAAAATTGGACATTCTCACTACTCCGTCATGGTCTGTAGCGCTGGCGATCGCCTGCGCTTGCCGGATTGTTTGTGTCACGACCAGATGGACGGCCCGGCTTTCCTCAAACAAAGGCGTGGTTTTTATTCGATCAATGCCGTGAAATGTTTGCGGCCTAGCGCGGTGCTCAATCGCTCGAATGGGGACCACGCACACCGACGGCCGCAAAATGGTACAAAAGTCCTTGACGCTGTATTTTGTACCATCTACGTTTTTGGACCACGATAACGGCCCACCCGGGAAAGACCATGAGTCGCCACTTCCTGTATTGCCGAGTCTCGACCGCCGACCAGACGACGTCGAACCAGATTCTTGCCGCCGAAAAGGCCGGATACACGTTCAAGCCGTCGCGTATCGTCGAGGAGCAGATCAGCGGCACCGTGCCGGCAATGGAACGGCCGAAATTCGCCGAGCTAGTCGGAACGATCGAGGATGAGGACTTGCTAGTGGTCACCAAGATGGACCGCTTGGGCCGCAATGCCGCCGATATCGACCGAACGGTTGAGACGCTGCGCGCCAGGGGCGTGCGCGTGATCGCGTTGGACCTTCCCGTCGTGGAAGTGACGAGCGCCGCCGGCGACCTCGTGCGCCGTATGTTCGCCGCCTTCGCGCAGTTCGAGCGAGATCAGCTCGTTGAGCGCACTCACGCTGGTTTAGCACGCGCAAAGGCCGAAGGTAAAACGCTGGGCCGTAAGGACGCGCTCACCGAGATCGCCAAGAAGCGCCGCATCGAACGCAGCGCGCTTGTCGACGAGATAAGAGCAAAGATCACCGCCGGCGGATCTGTTCGCGACGTAGGCAGAGAGTACGGAGTCAGTCACCCCGTGATCGTCAGGGCCATGCAGGCGAACGGCGCCGAGCAGAAGGCCCCCACGACCTAGCGGTCTCTGGATGGCGGTAACTCACGGAGGTCATTTTGATGAGAATAATTTGTGCCATCCTACTAGTGGCGCTCATCGGCGTGACGTGGCAGCTCAAGAACGAGACTGACGCAAACCGTCGGCAAGCCGCCGAGATTCAAAGCCTGTCGGCGAAATTGGCCGACAAGGTAAAACGGGAAAGTTTTGACCTTCAACAAAAGTGCGCTTCTCAGGCAGAGCAGACATTTCATCGGCTAGGGTACAAGGAAGATCAATCAACTGGCGATGTCATAAGCGCCATCTACCAGAGCCACTACAGCGCGGATCAGAACCAGTGTTTTATGACCCTGGAAACACTGCTCAAAGGCGGCTCTCAGTTCAAGTCTCTATTTGACGCCTTTGAAAATCGGACCTATGCCGAATACGACTGGATGCCACAAGAGGGCAAGACCTTTGACAAAGTGCTGCCCGCAGTCTGCAGATTAGTCGCATCAACCGGCAATGAGCGAACGTGCAAATCAGAAGACGAATATAGGGCGTTCGTCGCACATTACATGGAGTGAGGACCGCCCGCCAACGGAGAACGAATCGAGGCGGAGATCGCGGCCGCGCGCCGATCAGTCGGTAATCGGCTGACGCGACAGTCCTCCAAAATCGTATTCGTCGAACACGATCTCGACGGCATCTGAAAACGGCGGTGCTTGGTTAGGCGCGGGATAGCCGTCTTTAACTTCGACGGCGACGATCGTGCGTGATCCGACGTCTGTGCAACGCCAAAACGTCGTCGCGCCGGAGTAAAACGTCATGCCGATCTCGAATTCCGAGTGTTCCATTAAGTCTCCCGAGTCATTCCAACTCGTCCCTGGTGATCCGCTCGACGGTGATTGACACGCAAAGCCATGGAAAGGACTGTTAGAGAGTCTTTTCATTCTTGCAGTCGGTCCGCTGTGGTAAGCGTGAAATTCACGTGCACCTTGTCATACGGGAACACGATCTCGCCGCTTTCCTCGCGATCGAGCACGCCGGTATTGAGCAGGGCATCCACGTCCTCGTCCACTCGGTTGACGTCGCGATCGAGGCGCCGCGCGAGCTCGCGGATCGACATCGGGCCGGCGCCCGTCATTTCCTGAATGATCTGCCAGCGTATCGGCGTAAGCGTCTTGAACAGTTGCTCGCTCGATAGGAACGTGATGTATGCGGTCTCCGCCTCGCGATGCGAATGGACGGCGGCTACAGCACGCGCAATGACCTGCGCCTCAGTTTGAACACCGATCGTTACTTTCATCGTGATTTCCTCCACTTGTCGATATCCGCATAGAAGTCGCGCAGCAGGCGCTCAACGACAATGATGCGATGGCCCACGCTGTTATTCCCATGCCCTTCAGATGCTTGCTCGATGAAGTCCATGAGTTCCTTTCACCCGCGCTCTCGGCGATCGCGCACGATTGGCGCGTGTATTCCTCGTCGAACCCAAGCGCGCGCGTGTGCGGGCACCCAGATCGTGACCGGCCGCAGGCCTGCGCTGCGCATTGCCTTGCGCTGTTCTCGGCGTTCTCTATGGGATGTCATCCGTCGCCCGTGTGAGAGCAACGATATGCCGGTTGCGCAGGCGCAGAGCGGCCCTAGACCATCACCGGACATGATACGCCGGCACAGCACGGGCAGCGAGACGTGCGGTGAGCTTCTACGGGATCACATCACTCTGTTTGCCAGCGCATGGGACTCGGATGAGGACGGGAAGAAGGCGATCCAGGATGCGATGTCCGAACCAGCCAAAATGTATGGTCCTGACCAAACCGACACAGCTGGTCCCAGCTTTATACATCTCAAGAAAGCGACGGTGCGAAGCCCTTCCGGATCCCTGCCAAGCAACGACGGAATGCTGTGGCGAGGACGACTAACCGAGGTCTCCGGTTTCATGCTGGGAAGCATCGGCTAGCATAATACTTCGGCAGGCAAATGCGGCCAAGCCGGGCGGCCGCATTGCAGATGCTGGTGTCGACGACCGATCAAACGCCGACGACGCCTGCGAACACCTTGGACGCGACGCCATACCAGGCGAGCATGTCAGGCCGTTCGCCTGCCGCGATAGCATCGCCCAGCGCGACGAGCACGACGGCCATCTCGCGCCGGAACAGATCAGCGCGGGCCGCAGCGGCCTTCTCGCCAGCGACAAACCCTGCACCATAGGCGGCCGACCGCACTGCTTCCATCGAATCCCTGCGGCCGCCGCGCGGCGCGTTCAACTTCACTTCAGCCATTTCCATTCCTTCATCGTACAACCCGCGCACGGTGCGCCGGACACGCCTCATCATCGAATAACGACCGCCGACGCATCGAGAGATTACCCATATGGCGTCGCCCGATCGCCTCAGACCGGCCTAGAAGTCGGCTATCTCTTTTCTCGGTGCGATGCCGTTCAGTCGATCACTTTGTGCCTGCGCTACATCACGAAGCCTCCTTGTGACCCGCTCTACGACGTCGCGCGACTCGAGCTTGAGTGCTTGGCCCAGCACTTCGCCCAACTCCGCCATCTGGTCCCGGAGACGCTCGAGCTCGAGCACTTTTTCTGCATGGTCTAGGGATAACTTGCTAGCCAGCGCCTGAACGCGGATCGCCTTCTCGAGGAGAACTGGATTCTTGCACTTGAGCGTGATCTCACCCGTCTTCGGATCGGGCACTTGTGTGACGCAGAACGAAACGAGCATCTCGACGTTCGCGTCCATCGCTGCCAGCCGGGTCGGCAGATCCAGGGGCACGGAGGACCCCGCCATTTTGAGGACAGCCCACATGGCGGTGGGATCCGGAGGCGCAGTAATCGCTTCGTCGCCGCCAGCGCGTACGATGCGCAGCCAGGATTTCCACGCACTCAGCGGTACCGTCGCCTCGAACGTCGCACGCACAGCCGCGAGCGCGTCAGGCTTACCCGACTCGATCGCCTTGCGCATGGCAGCTGA